CGGGATTCACAGGAGCCGCCTTTACAGGAGGGACTTTCCAGGGTTCCACACTAAGTGGGACAACAATCACCGCCTCCACGGGATTCACGGGAGCTGCCTTTACGGGAGGGACTTTCCAGGGTTCCACACTAAGTGGGACAACCATCACAGCCTCCACGGGATTCACAGGAACCGCCTTTACGGGAGGGACTTTCCAGGGTTCCACACTAAGTGGGACAACAATCACCGCCTCCACGGGATTCACGGGAGCTGCCTTTACGGGAGGGACTTTCCAGGGAACAACTCTGTCAGTCTCAGGAGTCTCAAATCTGAACACTATCAACGTGAGTTACCTGACACTAGGCGTCCTTCCTACCACTACTACTTTCACAGTTACTATCGCTAACATTTCTGGTGGAAATAGATATCAGATTGATGGAGTTGACCGTCCCACTCTAAATTTTGTTCGTAATGGAACTTATATATTTGACCAATCTAATGCCACTAACGGTAGCCACCCACTTAGATTTTCTATAACATCTAACGGTACTCATGGTGGAGGTGTTGAGTATACAAGTGGAGTAACATATACCGGAACACCAGGTTCACCTGGCGCATATACACAAATTGTTGTTGATGGTAACACACCAGCCACGTTGTATTACTACTGCTCTGTACATTCTGCAATGGGTCCATTGGGTCCAGGAGCAATTATTGCTGCCCAACCGACCATGAACGTGTTGGGCCTGGCGAATCTGATGACCGCCAATATCCTAACCCTGAACGCCACAACAGCATACCTCTCAACGGCTAACATCGCCTTTGGCAACCTCGTGAGCGCCAATATCATAACCCTGAACGCCACATCTATCACAGCTACAACCTTCACGGGAACTAATTTTAATGGAGGAACCCACAGAGGAGAATTCTCAGGATCCGCCTTTACGGGAGGAACTTTTTACGGAACAACAGCAAATGCGACAATCACTTCGAATATCGCAACTGCTAATATTCTCAATTTGAATGTCTTCACGGGAGCGAACGTGACCCAACTCACAGTTTCGGGACTTTCGAACATTTTCAGTGCGAACGTAGTGACCCTGAACACCGAGTCGGCTAATGTCACTTCAGGAAACGTGGGATCACTCAACGTCTTCACGGGAGCGAACGTGACCCAACTCACAGTTTCGGGACTTTCGAACCTTTTCAGTGCCAACGCAGTGACACTGAACACCGCCTCAGCTAATGTCACTTCAGTAAACGTGGGATCACTCAATGTCTTCACGGGAGCGAACGTCACCCAACTCACAGTTTCGGGACTTTCGAACCTTTTCAGCGCGAACGTAGTGACCCTGAATACCGAGTCGGCAAACGTCACTTCAGGAAACGTCGGATCGCTCAATGTCTTCACGGGAGCGAACGTCACTCAGCTCACAGTTTCGGGACTTTCTAACCTTTTCAGTGCCAACGCAGTGACCCTGAACACCGCCTCAGCGAACATCACTTCAGGAAACGTGGGAACACTCAATGTTTACACATCTGCTAATATTTTTACTGCTAATTTGGTGACTGCCAATATTGCCAACATTTTTACAACAAATATCGTTGGTTTTGTGGGTTCACAATGGACGAGCATCGGAGCGACCTCAATTTACTATGTTCCTCAGGTTGGGATAGGGTCATCCAGCGCACCAACAGCCAATCTTGTGGTGACGGGGAACTTGTATGTAACGAGTAACATAACGACGCCAGTGGCTAATTTGACAACTACAGCCAATATAGCAACTGCTAATATTCTCGATTTGAATGTTTACACAAGTGCTAATATTTTTACTGCTAATTTGGTGACTGCAAATATTGCCAACATTTTTACAACAAATATCGTTGGTTTTGTGGGTTCACAATGGACGAGCATCGGGGCGACCTCAATTTACTATGTTCCTCAGGTTGGGATAGGGTCATCGAGCGCACCGACTGCAAACCTTGACGTGACGGGGAATTTGTATGTAACGAGTAACATAACGACGCCAGTGGCTAATTTGACAACTACAGCCAATATCGCAACTGCTAATATTCTATTCGCAAACGTTGTTACAGGTATTTATTCAGCCGCATTTAGCGGAGGAACTTTCCAAGGATCAACCGTGAGCGGAACAACCATCACAGCCTCGACGGGATTCACGGGAGCTGCCTTCACTGGTGGGACTTTCCAGGGAACGACTATCACCGGTACGACAATTGCGGCAAGTACGGGATTCACAGGAGCTGCTTTCACGGGTGGAACTTTCCAGGGAACAACCATCACCGGTACGACAATTGCGGCAAGTACGGGATTCACGGGAGCTGCTTTCACGGGTGGGACATTCCAGGGAACAACCATCACCGGTACGACAATTGCGGCAAGTACGGGATTCACGGGAGCCGCCTTCACAGGAGGGACTTTTGCGGGAACCACATTTGCAGCCTCCACGGGATTCACAGGAGCTGCTTTCACCGGTGGAACTTTCCAAGGGTCGACTATCACCGGTACGACGATTGCAGCAAGTACGGGATTTACGGGAGCCGCCTTTAACGGCGGGACTTTTGCAGGAACCACCGTAAGTGGCACAACATTCACAGCAAGTACGGGATTCACAGGAGCCGCCTTCACAGGAGGGACTTTCAGGGGAACGACCATCACAGCCTCCACGGGATTCACGGGAGCTGCCTTTACGGGAGGGACTTTCCAGGGATCAACTATCACTGGTACGACAATTGCGGCAAGTACGGGATTTACAGGAGCCGCCTTTACGGGAGGGACTTTCCAGGGATCAACTATCACTGGTACGACAATTGCAGCAAGTACGGGATTCACGGGAGCCGCCTTTACGGGAGGGACTTTCCAGGGATCAACCGTGAGCGGAACAACCATCACAGCCTCGACGGGATTCACGGGAGCCGCCTTCACAGGAGGGACTTTCAGGGGAACGACCATCACCGCCTCCACGGGATTCACGGGAGCTGCCTTCACAGGAGGCACCTTTTATGGCTCATCCGTCACTTCAACTGGTGACGTGGTTGCTTATGCATCAGATGATCGTCTCAAGACCAGACTCGGAAACATCCCGAGCGCTATTGAGAAGGTCAAATCCCTGAACGGATTTATATTTACGTGGAATTATGTGGCGAATTCGTACGGGTACAGCGACCTCGAGCAACATGTGGGGCTCAGCGCTCAAGAAATTCAGGCGGTCCTGCCCCAAGTGATTCGCCCTGCGCCTTTCGACAACGGGACCACTGGAAACAATTACATGACTGTCCAGTACGAAAAGGTGGTTCCTTTGCTTGTGGAGGCGATCAAGGAGCAGGCAAAGCAGATTGAGGAACTCAAGGAACTGTGTGCCACTGTGCTATCCCGCCAATAGGCGAGCCAGCTACGTACTCGGCAAGGACTGAGGTTCCATCCTTTTTGTGGTGACTTCTTCCATTGAAATGAACAAACCAGGCTTGACACGTATCCAGGACTGACCAGCGAATACCCGTTCCAGTCTGGAACATAACTTGACCATTATCCAGACCAATTTTCAAATCTTTGCACCGCAGGAAAAAATCGTGAACATACCCTTGATCGTCGTGATTCAGGCGATACTGGTCCCATTCAAGCATCCTCTTGATTGCCCATGCGTATCCTGCAAATGTTCCCGAATTAGGGAATCGGTAGGGACACTCAGGAACTGCGGGAGGAAACTGGTAGGCGATCCAGGGGTTCGGCCAACAGTACACCTCAGCACTAAAAATTATATCAGCCGCAGTTTCTTTGAATTTTGTTTCAAAATTAGTAAGGTCTGTCCGTCTCTGTACAACGTCGTACCCATCCACGAATATCAAAACTTCTTGGGGGTCAGCTGTTTCCACATATTCCTTGAAAGCTTCAAACTTTGAAAAAAGATCAATGTACTTTTTTCCAAGTCCGATATTTACGTATTCGCTTTTTAGACCAATAATTTGAGAGGGGTCATCTCCAAATGTAATCAACTTCATTACTTTTGAAAACGTCCACTGTCTTCAAGCCATTTTATAAAGTGACCAACAAATGGTTTGGGACCTGTGTGGACGCAACACATCCTGGGATCGATCCACAATTCAAAACCTAATTTGGAAAGTTTATTGGACATGACGTAATCTTCTGAGAACAGAATTTGATTTTCAATTTGAAGATCAAAAACCATACGTTCGTTTTTAACCATACCGTTTGTATAGGGTTCAGAGGATGCCCAGAGTGACACGAATGCTTTACGTGACAGGCGTAGAAATCCCGTGGCAAGTCCCTCAACTTTCATGAGTCCAGTACGCGAGTCCCCCTGGATGGGTTCTACGAGTCTCACGGCATAAACCTCGGCATCGTCAATCTTTTTGCGATAGACACCGCCCACGACATCAACAGGGTAATCAAGCATCTTAAAAATCCATTCGGGATCCCACTCGATGTCATCGTCTATGAATATGAGATCGTCGCACCCGTTGTTAAGAGCACACGTCAACAGATAGTTGCGACTCTTTTGAACGAGGGCATCGCCTGCAGTGTAACACACCTGTAAATCAAATCCACGCAGCATAGCTTGGCGCATGGTATTCAAAAGGGCTATCGTGTATTTCATGTTTACATCCCCAGTATAAGTTGGTGTGGCTATAAGTACCTTTCTCATTGAATAATAATGTGAGTATTCTTTTAAGATGCCAACAGTCACCAATTTTGGTGATTTAGTTGTCACAGGAAATGTTTTCGTATCTGGAACAGGAATAAGTACCTTTGTGAGCGGTCTCACATTGAGTGGAACGGTCACGGCTCCAACATTTACCGGAACTGCATTCAACGGGTCTTCGTTTGTGGGAGGGACTTTCGCAGGATCTACTGTGAGTGGAACGACAATCACGGCAAGCACAGGGTTCACGGGAGCTTCCTTTACAGGGGGGACTTTTGCGGGAACCACATTTGCAGCCTCCACGGGATTCACAGGTGCCGCCTTTAACGGAGGGACATTTGCAGGATCTACTGTGAGTGGAACGACCATCACAGCCTCTACAGGATTCACGGGAGCTGCATTCACTGGCGGGACCTTCCAGGGATCAACTATCACAGCCTCCACGGGATTCACGGGAGCAGCCTTTACCGGTGGAACCTTCCTGGGAACAACTATAAGCGGCACAACAATCACAGCCTCCACGGGATTCACGGGAGCTGCCTTCACGGGTGGGACGTTCCAAGGGTCGACTATCACCGCTACGACAATTGCAGCAACTACTGGATTCACAGGAGCTGCCTTTACGGGAGGGACTTTCCTGGGAACAACTATTACAGGTACGACAATTGCAGCCTCTACGGGATTCACGGGAGCTGCTTTCACCGGTGGAACTTTCCAAGGGTCGACTATCACCGGTACGACGATTGCAGCAAGTACGGGATTCACGGGAGCTGCCTTTACGGGAGGAACCTTTGCAGGAACCACCGTAAGTGGCACAACATTCACAGCAAGTACGGGATTCACGGGAGCTGCCTTCACTGGTGGGACCTTCCTGGGAACAACTATCACCGGTACTACAATTGCGGCAAGCACTGGATTCACGGGAGCTGCCTTCACTGGAGGGACTTTCCTGGGAACAACTATTACAGGTACGACAATTGCAGCCTCTACGGGATTCACGGGAGCTGCCTTTACGGGAGGGACTTTCAAGGGATCAACTATCACTGGTACGACAATTGCAGCCTCCACGGGATTCACGGGAGCTGCCTTTACGGGAGGGACTTTCCTGGGAACAACTATTACAGGTACGACAATTGCAGCCTCCACGGGATTCACGGGAGCTGCTTTCACGGGTGGGACCTTTTCAGGTACTACGATAACTTCAAGTGGAACTATTTCAGGACTTTTTCTATCTGCTGGATCGAGTGGCGTAAGTTCCGTAGGGGACGTGGTTGCGTTTGCGTCTGATGATCGTCTCAAGACAAAACTTGGAAACATCCAAGGTGCTCTTGAGAAGGTCAAGGCGCTGAACGGGTTCCAGTACAAGTGGAACGATTTAGCACAAGGCATGGGTATGGACGATAATATACACGTAGGTCTGAGTGCTCAAGAGGTTCAGAAGATTCTACCGGAAGTTATCCGCCAAGCCCCTGTGAATAACGAATACCTTACAATTCAATATGACAAATTGGTCCCTCTATTAATTGAGGCTATCAAAGAGCTGAGTAACCTTGTTTAATTTCTAATATAAAATTAGATGGAATCAACTCGGCTGATCTTTGCAGATTCAAGAAGCAGAAATGCCATTTTGTATCCTTCCGGAAATTCATACACCTTACACTTAACAACTCCCATAAAGAATGTGACTCGGGTCGATCTTGTCAGTACACGAGTGCCAAATACCATGTACAATCTCACAAACGGTTCAAACGTACTAACAGTAGGATCGTCAAATATCTCTTTAAATCAAGGATTTTACTCAGCTGGCTGTCTCACGGCTGCTATAACTGCTGCTGTGAATAATGCATTTTCTATGAGTTATCTCTCGAGTGAAGGACATTTCTTACTTTCAAATACTAATATTTTCCAATTTAGAATCAATTCATCCGAACTATCTAATCTCATGGGAATTCCTCAGACTACATTATTTACTTCAAAACCGGCAACTTCACTGGATCCGTGCCTACTAGGTCAGTCCATATTCAAGTCGAATACTTTGATTCACATGAATTCAAATGAATACATCTTTCTCGACATTGATGAACTCAAGACACCTAGTCACATCGATGCAAAGGCTTTGACAGGAACGACGGGGACAGTCAGTGGTTCAAACATTAACAGAGCTTTTGCACCAATTATGATGGATGTTTCGTCTGGCGGTATGAAAATTTATCATGAAAATTCAGATTATACGGTATCTGTGGCGTATCCAGAACCCATTAACAGTCTCCAGCGCTTGACAGTCAACTGGTACGATACAAATGGAAAACTACTGAATTTCAGAGGGTCTGATAATCATGCATTTATTCTGAGGGCGCATGTTCTGGAAGATGACGTAAGACGCCTACCACCTCCCCCGCCCCTCCAGGATGTGGAAATTAAGAGAATCGTGGAGGCAATGACAATGGTGCCTCCACCACCCCCAGAGAAGAAAACAAAAATCCCCTGGTTGATTATAGTTTTAGTTTTAATTTCTGTATTCGCAGCCTGGAAAACGTTTAGCGGGCAGTCACTGCGTACACGGGCTGAGTTGGCTCCTGGATCTTCACGTTGAAAGCCAGGGTCTTGATTGCCATGTACACGACGATTGCCAGGAGGGTGGTGAACAGCGCACTGAGGACATAGTACTGACCGCCGTTCTTGCCGACCTGGACCACCTGGGAGATGATGAAGCGCACAACGTCCATCCATGCGATGGCGCTGGCGAACGAGAAACCGGCGACGATGGAGTTCAGGGACTGTGACTCCAGCTGAAGAGCGACACTTGAGAGAAGACCAGACATTTACTATGTGATACGAAAAAAAATATCGGAAGGATCCCAAGGCTGAACTTCATCCTTATCATTTTCCTCTTCTTCATAATCTTCTTCATAGACTATGAATGAGTATTTAACCTTTGGCTCGAGTTCTTCTTCATAAGAGTCTTCTGGTTCCATCTAATTTTCTCTCTGTTTGTCTACAGCGGATTTCAACGCACTCTCTGCTGGACTCTCGGGTTCCCATGCGTCCCATGTGTCTGCACACTCGTTCATCTTATTTGCCATGTCGTCTGACCCTTCATACTTGACCCACTCTGGGTCCTCCTCGTCCTCCTCGTCCTCCTCGTCCTCCTCGTCCTCCTCGTCCTCCTCGTCCTCCTCGTCCTCCTCGTCCTCCTCGTCCTCTTCCTCGTCCCAAACTTCGGGGTAAATTGGACCAATCTGTTTACCAATTACATTGCGGGCTGAGTACATGAGTCCCATCCGCATATCCTCTGCAAGAATGACGTCACGCCCACACGCCTTGGCATAGTGGGCTGCAAGAACAGTTGCAGACTCGAGAACAGGTATCATAATATCTATGGCAGCCTTCTCCATTTTTAATTTTAAACCAAAATTAGTTTTAACTGAGGACTCTTGAATTAACCAAAATTAGTGGAAGTTTGAGAATACCACACGGGCTGAATAATCTTTCACTTCAAGAAAGTTGTAATTTATCATGTAAATTTTGATATATCTACTGGTTGGGCTGGGGGTCAGGGTAAACTGAAAAATTTGATTCTTAATCTGTGTCATGTTCACGGCTCCTGATGGTTCATCATAAAGTTCAGGGTCGATACTGAACGAATACATGTAAAAAATTCTACTGGGTATACGTGTATGATACTCGAGTGGCTGAATTACACGGAGGAAGACGGGGAGTCCCACGTCCTTGGAGATGCGTTCGGTCGTATTGAAATTGAGAATGAATTGTTCGAGTTGTTCGAAAGTTGTGCCGTTTGATGTGTAAGTCCCATTTGTTGTGTAATCGTACCCAAGGGCTGAATCATTTTGTAAAACGAAAAAAAATTCCTTCACTGGATTTAAAAACTCGCCTAGACACTGAACCTGATTAACACCTTGGGGTGCAAAAAATTCTTGTCGCTGGACCTGTTCTATAGGATATATCTGAGGTTTTGACTTGATGTGCGCTATTTCTGCATCAGATATATACGTATATTCCGTGTCTAAATATGCATAAAATGGAGCTACTATATTCACAGATGGAAAGGTAAAGAGTGTCGAGGGATTCCATACGATGCGAAACGTCACATCCTCTTTGAATGCGCAGAGTGGAAGACCGCGTCTGAATACGTAAAATGGCAGAGGAATTGTATAACTTGTGTTTACAGGAACGGGTTGAATGAGATATTTACCAATAAGATTCTGGAGTGCTCTCTGTTTTCCTGTTGAAACTGTTAAATCAAATTTTAGTTCAAGGTATTCTCCGTAAATTCTCTCGACGAGTTCAGATCCTATATACAACTCTACGTATTGAATCATAAGGGTTCCAACTGAATCAAGAACCTGCACTGCAGCACCCAGTGCGGGCGGGAAAACCTTGAGGTACATGTTTGTGATGAGATCACCGGCTCTTGGAAGCACGAGTTCCTTCTCAGAACCAAAAATAACTGTGTTATCGGCTGGAAATTGCACCCTGATTACTCGGGATGAAAAAAGGGACTGACCAACATATTTTTCGACAAAATATGTCACTTCCGGGTCTGCACTCAGATAAATATCTTCTTGTCCGAGGTAGGACAAACTGGCTCTTCCTGCCATTTCTAGTACATTCTGGGATTAAAAAACCAGTCGCACAGCGACTTCCATAGGAACTGACTAGAAATCGTTCGAGTTGAACATGAGTCCGGCGATGCCATCCTTTATTCTTAGAATATTGTAATTTATTCCTATAACTCTCAATTCTTTTTTAGTTGCGTATGACGCTGTATTAAGTTGAATAAAAATATCACGAATACGACTAAAGTTTACTTGACCATAAGGTCGAGGCGTATTTGTCTGATTTGTAAAGGAGTACATGTAAAAGTTTCTGGTTGGATAATTTGTGTAATGGTCGAACGGTTCAATAGAATTGAGGTACAGTGCATCCGTCACATCTGCAGTGAAAGCCTCGGATGCGTTAAAATTCATAGCCAAACTATTTAGATCTGAATAATCATAAGGTGTGGTTCCATCGAGTTGTAGAATAAAAAAGAGTTCACGGATTGGATTTATAAATTCCAGGTTGAAAATTGCCGATGTAAATTGAGGAGCCAACTGGAATTTTTGATACTGACACTGTTGAATTACATAATCAATTTGGGACTTTTTGAACCAATTAATTTCGGGATCGGCTAAATAAACATATTCTGTAATAATTGTTGCAATCAGGGGTTCAATTATGTTATATGTATTTACGGCTGTCAATTCTTGAAGATTTCTGAATGTAATGTGAACCTCGACGTCTTGTCTACCCAATGAAACGAGTGGCAAATAAAGACCGGGATTTTGATAAAAATAGAACGGAAGGTTTGTGAAATAGGTTCTTCCCGGGGGGTAAATCTGACTTGTTGTATCATATTTTCCAGTAAGCAGCTTGAGTCCAGGTTGATTTTCGTAAGGTACATACAGATCATTGTAAATTTCAATAAATTCTCCTGTGAGCGTCTGAACCGTCTGTCCACCAATGACTAAATCTGCGCGATCTATGAGCCATGTCCCGACCGAGTCGTAATAATTATAACTGACCGTGGGAATCACGTTTGAAGCGACGGGATAAACTGAAATGTAAGTATTCGAAAAAATATTTGTGGTTGAACCCACTTGATCAGTTGTTATAGTGATGGGAACATCCGTAGCAGTCTGAGTCACACGATGAGGCACGGTGACTGTAATTTGAGGAAAAAGACCGCCAATGCTAAAATTGTAAGTGGTGGTACCAAACGTGATACTTTTGACGTTATCAGATGACGAAAGTACAGCTGTTAACATGTACGTGGCAATGTTCGAAAACTGAAGATTTCCGGTCGTTGGATTAACTGATATAATTGCGGAGTTTGTTCCCGCTGGAAGACTGTAATTTGTTGTAAAATTCAGGGGGGTATTAGACCCTATGGATTGAACTTGAGCCGAAGGCTGAAGTAAGATGCCGTTGTTGGAAAGCACAGTCTCGTACCCCGTATATGTTTGAGCCCCTATTTGAGTCACTGTGTAATAGGATGTGTTCAAAATTGTTATAGACGATGTAGAATAAATATTTGTGAAATACTTTAGGGTCGTACTTGTTACCACTATGGGCATGCTGAACGCTATGGTAGGATCACGCCCCTGCAGACTCAAGGTTGTGTAAGCGTAATCTGGGATTTGCGAAGTCACGTTCCATACTGAAACATTTGCTACATAATTTTGAGGAGATTGTGCAAGATAAATAACACCAGAAAGCATCCATGTTCCAGGTGAACTAAATATCATCGAGTGATCAGAACCAAGTGTTACCGTTGTGTTTTGAGGCGTAACTATATTTCCAAAAAATGGAACTATATTACTTGAAACTGGTGTATTTGTATTAAACATGTACAAATCATCGACAGGGGTGACTGTCAAGTAAGTTCCAGGTGTAAATTGAGTTACAATAGACGTTGTATTTGCGTAAAAATAGTACGTATTTGATGTGCTTGCTACGACGAAGGGCATCAAAAGAGGCATAGAAGGGTCTGGCGAAACACGGAAATCACAGGAGTAAGCAAATTGAGGCACGATTGGAATTCCGTTTGGGTAGATACTTTCATTTGGATCGGAACCATAAGAAATATTGAGAACTGAACCTGTACCCAATGAAAATGCTGCGCGGACCATATAAAATCCCGCATTTGTAAACTTGAGTCGACCATTAAATGTTACGGAGTAGGTTGAGACCGTGTCCTGATTTGCCCAATTGGCAAAATTTATAAAACTCTGAGTAGCTCCTGGTATAGAATAACTCACGGGAAGATTCAAAAAAATACTGGTTCTTGTATTCACGAGGGGTAACCCTGTACTTTGAATCCAACCCGCCTGTTGAAGGGTAAAATCAGATTGACGAGTTGAAACTACGTTTGAAATGTAGTTTGCAGCCAGATTTGATGTTGAGATACTATTCGCAAACGCATTTGTTAATGAAGTTCCAGTTCCTACTGTATAAACTAAATTTGAAGAGTTTGTAGGAGAAACGGTACCCACCTTGGGGTCGAGTCCCCAAAATACTCCCCCCTGATCCACCTCGAGCGTCGCGCAATTTGAAAAAATAAATTGATTGAGGGCGTTTGAATAACTCACAAAACTTGCAAGAGTCGAAGAAATCCACGAAGTCTGATTGAATGTTGAATAGTATGTGATTCCCTGATATGGAAGACTAAAGTAGGTTCCATTGATGAGTATGTGAGGGTCATTATTTATCGATGCAATTATGTCCCACGCCCAAAAATTACCAGGGTCAAAGAGTGTCGGTAATTCAACTTTGAGTGTGAGCGCTCGTATAAGATCTCCTTTAGGAGGGATCCTACAAATGTTATTTTGACCATAGACAACTTGCTGATTTTGAAATGAAATATCATAGGCTTCAAGTACAAAGGGGGTATGACGCTTATAAACCCCTGAAAAATACGTCACTTGAGGCGAACCCGTGAGATATGCGTCCTGTTGCCCAATTGCAGCCAGCTGGATATAGCCAGCGGACATCTCTAATAAAGGAAAACATTAGTTTCCGCGCACGCACCCGCGTCTCAGCTCACTCTGAATTTTGATCACACAAATTAGAGGATGAGTCAGTTGCAACTCAGGCGATTTGACCCATCAAAAATAGGTGATGATAAGGTTTGTGTTTTTATAGGGAAACGTGGGACGGGTAAATCGACTCTTGTTACAGACATTCTCTGGCACAAAAAACATATACCAGCGGGAATTGCCATGTCAGGAACTGAAGATGGAAATGGACACTATAAACAATTTATTCCTGATCTGTTCGTTTATGGCGAATACAGAAAGGATGCTGTTGAAAAGCTACTCGAGAGACAGCACAGGCTCGTCAAGAGTCTGGGCAAGGACAAAGCCCCTTCCGTATTTCTGTTGATGGACGATTGCATGTACGATAAAGCCTTCATGAGAGACGACTGCATGCGCCGGCTTTTCATGAACGGTCGCCACTGGAACATCTTCTTCATGCTGACGACCCAGTACTGCATGGACATGCTTCCGTACGTTCGCACCAACGTGGACTATGTGTTTGCTCTCCGTGATAACGTCAGGCAGAACCGTGAAAACCTTTACAAAGCTTTTTTCGGAGTTTTCCCGACATTTGATCAGTTTTGTCAGGTTATGGATTCTTGCACTGAAAACTACGAGTGTATGGTTCTTGATAATACATCCAAGAGTAATAAGATTTCAGACTGTGTATTTTGGTACAAGTCGCCTGTTCGCAAAAACTTCAGGGTGGGTGGAGCATCCTTCTGGCAGTATCACCAGCGCTTCTACAGTCCACATGCTGCGAGTGGACCACAGGGATCTACGAGTGCACCGAAACGACGGGGTGAAACAGTCGTAGTGAAAAAGTCGCGGTAGCATGCTCCACTTAATTTCCATTTAAAATTCAATAATGGCTGGAGTCATGACATATGATCCGAGTGTAGACAGTATAATGTCAGCAATTCCTTCACAGGAAATCAATTTAAATGAAGAATTAGCTCGTGCAGCTTTGGAGCGTCAGCAGACGAGTCTCCCATCTGGACTTTCTCGCAACTCTAAAGAAGGTGAAAACAAGGCGGGACCTCCAACAGGTCTTTTGAGAATGCCTTTAAATGCGCCTGAAAAAGATATTGTTGAATCTCAAATGGCATCTTTCGCAACACCTATTGACGATATTATGCCAGGTCCAGGACAGATGATGCAGGATGAGATGATGGGGTCCCCCTATGTTCAGGCGCCCCCTCAGAACGGGAAGGCTTCGGGTGGTGATGATGCACCCAAGTCCCGTAGCAAGAACCCATTCGGTCTCCAGGATGATCAGTACCAGGCGCTACTGGCTGGCGTTGCCGCGGTCGTCGCATTCTCCAAGCCAGTTCAGGGCAAGCTTGGAGATATGGTTCCTAAATTTCACGGTCCATCCGGTGAGGTGTCTCTGACCGGTCTGGCTGTGACTGCACTCATCGCAGCCATCGTGTTTTACCTGGCAAAGAAGTACTTGGTGGATGGACAGTAAGACAAAGTCCGAAGGACTTTAGATCCCCTCGATCTAAACTAGGGACACTACGTGTCCCACTTTGTCTCTAGTCCTTCACAGTATCCCCGCAATAGGTGCGAGTCCCTGTGGGTGTATAAACTCCCGAATCTATCGCAATCTTTTTAAGTTTATCAAAATGTTTCCAAAATTTATCAGTATGATCATATTCCGGTACTGACATGTGTGCCAACTCATGAATCAAAACGTACATTGCCGAATTTACATCTCCTCCATCCAGACAGATGTAAATTTCGTACCCTTTATTCACATTAGAACCAATTGGTCCGTTGTCCTTGTTCCAATCAATCATACCCGTGATGATGGAGGGTTTGCAAACGGGGTGCCAAAGTGGGTCTCCTGTGCGACGCAGAATTTCAAGCAAAATCCAGTACTTGTATTTGAGTTCGCTGAGCATTGCAGGTTCTTTATTCACTGAGACTATGTAGACGAGGACGACAAATAACATTACGAAAATTGGAACATATTCCATCTACTATTACACACTTAGATTTTCTTCCGAAATACAAACTTGGAGTAAAGGTCCGAGATGAGCCCGTTCGGCTGGTCGAGCATGGGTCCCCAGTAAATGAGTTCAAAGTCGAGTTCCTCAAGGCGGTTCATCAGCATGTTGGCATCAAGGAGGGGTTCATCGCGTGCGCCATCCGCATAGAAAGGACCGTCAGTCAGCTTGACTGAAAGCCGCCGCCCACCCTGGTAGATGTCGAATATGTTTCCGAGTCGGTCGATGTAGTGACCTCGCTCGTCGGCTATTTTATTAGCTTGGTGATTGTCTGGGGTTATGCCGATGAGAAGCCCTCCGGGTTTTACCGCACACTGAATCGCCTTGATTGAATTCTCAAAATTTTCCATGATGTAGTGAATAGAAAAGTTGTAGCAGACCACGTCAAAGGGACCTGCAAAAGCCGCCTGAATAATAGTTCCATTCCCCAAAAAAAATACTCCAAAGTTCATTTCAATTGCTCTGTTCTCCGCCTCGGTAAGTGATTCGTCATCTGGGTCAATTGCGAAAACTCGCGCACCGACCGCCTTCCACTTGTGCCAGTCGCCTCCACGACCGCACCCACAGTCCAGAACGCTATCACCGCGGTTTACCCATTTCTGAATTAGTTCTCGCTTGCAGTTGTTATGAAGACGACGAAGAGCTTCCATGGTTGATTCTTCAACCAACCACAACCTTATAAGGTGACATGACACGAATTTTCAAATTTACTGCGTTTTGAACTTAAAAAAGAAATGTATAGATAGTTCAATATGGGTTCTCTTGAGCAGGATTATCTAACTGTTCCAGGGCAGTACTTTGCTTGCATTTCATTTGTCGGTCCAGAGCAGCCTCAGAAGAATGAGAAGCTGGGTATGAAGATTCGTGGGTGCTTTTCAACTCGTGATGAGGCTGCATCTCACGCCAAGCGTCTCCAGAAGGAGGATGCGCTCGTGGACATTTACGTGGTGGACATGTACAAGTGGCTTCTGATCCCACCCGACCGTGACCAGATTGAGGATGTTCACTATCAGAATGAAAAGCTGGAGGAGATTATGACCAAGTATCGTACTAACCAGAGTGCCGCGGCTTCTATGTTCGAGAAGCGCAAGCGCGACATGATGGCACAGCCTCAGCCAGGTCCATACCCATACATCGACCCCTCCGACGAGAATTCCAAGTTTTACACAAAGCCGGATGTGCCTCCCATCCCTCACCCAGCAGAGCTTATCGATGGTCTCAAGATTGAGTTCCCAGACCTGGATATGCCAGCCCTCGTAAAGATTGCTGATGAGCGCATCGCAAAGATTATGGAGGAGCGCAAGATGCCCGCCGTGTCAGTAATTGCTGAGGGTGACGAGTCAAAGGCTGAGGACGACGAAGTCCCCGAGTCTGTTTAATTTCGCTGCGAATATTAGAAAATGTTTTTTAAAGTTTTAGCTTTGGTGTTGATTGCGTTTCTCATGTATATAGCATACGTGAGGTTCCCACCGGCGCCAGCTAGAATATCTCAACCTGTTGCTGCGTACGACAATCAGTTTGAGGTATTTAGGGATATGGAACCAGCCGATCAGACTCGTGAGAATCCGTGGCTGGGATTTTTACAAGAAGATGTTAGAAAACAGAGAACGGGTCCTATTGGTAATTTTGTGGGCTACGACGATCCTTCGTCTAAAGCTCCTTTATATTCTGTGCAGTAGTCCCAGTTCCGAAGGAACTGTCCTCGCTCCGCGGTCTCAAGTCCTACGGACTTGGTCACTTTGCCTGAAAAACAACGGGACGCATATTTGCAAGCAAAAAACCAATCACCATTCCCAACAGAATAAGACCGATTTGATTCTCCTTAAAAGCTTCAAATGGATCCTTCTTCTGTTGTGGGCGTTCTACAAATGTATCAAACTGATGTGGAGAATCCATATGGGAAGGCCACTCATTTTCTGGGAGCGGTGGGGGTGCGCTTCTTGACTGAGACTCGGTGTTTTTTGTCAGGAACGGAAGATTGTCCATCCTCACTATCAGATTCATCACTCTCGCTTTTATCTGCTACAACAAATCCATCCAAATTTCCATCATCATCTGCATCAGATTCATCCTGCTCCTCGTCGCTCTCAGTCTCAATCTCCTCAGAAACATCATCTGGATCATTTGTGTCGTAATCATCAGCATCGTAGTCGTCCTCAACCTTCTCGACAGGCTCGTAACGCGTAGGGGGCTTGGTAGGGCGTCCGGAACGGGTGCGTGTTGCTGGTGCCGAGTCAGCCTCGGCTGCAACCTGTGCAAGAATTTGAAGGGGGGTCGCGTCTGCGGGAATCTCACTCGCTACGCGAGTGGTCTCAGTCTCGTGAATCTGCCGTGCAGATTCACTGCCCGTGAGTTTTGAGGTGCCCCGGGTCGCCCGCATTTTCTATATAATCATCGAATGTATTGTTTAAGTATCTTGGAAAGAAATAAAGACCTTGTGAAATTGAATTTTGATTCAAAATAAATTCTCCTTCGAGCCCCAAATTTGTGGCTATGAGATTGAGTTCTTCCTGTTTCTGCCCATCGTCTGCACGGCGAATCCCGAGTGAAAGATCTCTGATATTTTCTACAGCTGCGTAAAGTGCAGAGGCTGCAGTGTCAAGCTGTTTTGAAGCCGACTGTTCGAACACGCGGAGATTGTCCAAAAAACGCTGCCAGCTGACTGGGTCCAGGCCCGAGTACGGATGGACCATGAGCTCGTACTTCTTGAACCGGGTTTTTGGTCCCATCGGGAAGGAAATCCATAAGAAAAGTAAGAGAAGGACTACCCACAACAGCAACATCATTGAGCTGCTCTACTATTGATGGAGGAAGAATATGTTCACGACCATGAAACTCATTACAGGTGTCCTTGTCAAAGCATCGTTGCGAAATCCGACCTGAATGTATCGAAAACCACGCATGGTTCGACTTGTGTTCGCGCCTGATATTCTCACAGTACTTGGAGTCCGTCTGAACATACCATCCGTCATGATCGTGTCTGTGAACGCGCTTGATGCGAGCCTTCTCCTGACCTGTGAGATATTTCTGTATATATTCCTCAATTCCTGAAATTTCAATGTCAGTCTGTTGAGAGACCGTATTATCGATATCTGTCCTGATTGAAAACAGTTCAACAATTTCAACACTTGGAATCTTTGAAAATTCCCGTGTACTGTTGAGCTGACGCCAGGGAATATATGGGTCGCCTGCAGGTTTCTTATGAGACCAAAGCATCCTAAGTCCTGAACCTCCATAGACAGAGGCATCTATGACAGTGTCCCAAGGTCCTTCACCCAGAGCTTGAATCAATTTTGATCTTAAATTAATTGCTTCGGTCCGACTGACAATGAGGCGCGGCCAGTGTATATGAACACCCGACTTGATGAGAGTGGATGCCTTGCCATCCTCGCCTGGAGGCGAGCCACTCCCGACTGGGCGAGGTCTTGCCTTGGCAACCAGGCACTCTGAAATGTTGTCACCCCCAAGACTTTCATGAATTATAGAACAAAATTGAAGAAGATCTTCATCACTTAATTTTTCTGGAGCCTTATAATCGAGATCTACGAAAAACTTGAATCGATCTGTCTTTTGCTCAACTACAAACAATTTTGATCCAAAATTAATTGCCTGAACATATGCCTGGTGAAATTCTTGGGTTTCCTCCTGAGGAACCATGAGAATTCCACCATCCATGAGAACATGGGTTCCAGACCCTCGCGGGACCTTCCATTTGTCCATTATGTTTAAGACGAGTTAAAACTCTAAGCTTCGCTACCAGAAGACTTTCATTCTTCGTCCGAATCCATAGTCAAAAATGCCCAAAATGATTTAGGTTTCTTTGTCTTTGGAGTTTCTTTGACAATTTTAATCTTTTCTTCGATTTCCTCGAGGTCAGCCTCCGCCTTTTCAATCTCGTAGTGAAGCTTACGGAGAGTCATTGCATTTGCAAGGTCCTCGGGTTTCATCGTGGTGTCGTTACACAGCTTGAGAAGGTGTGTAGCGAGATCAATTTTACTTCTCGTCATCTCTATTAAATCTAAAATATTTTAACCACGTAAATTGAACGGAGTCTTATTAGTTGCCGTTATTGCTTGAAGAAACTCGGGATTTCTGATAACGTGCTGACGAATCATGGGCCACAAGTTTTGATGTTTAGATATATTTTCTAAACTTTCGAATCTACAGTCGTCATTCTCGTCGTAATTTTTGCGAAAAGGAACCTGATTTCCTTCCATTTTCACCTTTTCTTCTGTGAATCGCTTCACGATGTGTTTGTGCTCTATTGAAGTCATGGGCATGTCAAAGACATATACATGATAATGGTTTATAACATCTACCCCGTCCTCAATGTCACGAGGTTCGGGTGTGTTTGTGATAAATTTAAAATAGGCATATGAGCCACGTTTTAAATTGATCATACCACGGGTTTCTTCTTCGAGTTCTCGAACCGCACATCGAAGTGGGTTATAAATTTCTCGACGGCGGCATCCGCCTGTTACGAAGGTCCATTCCTTGTAGCGCCTGTCATGGACTACAAGAAAGTGAGGTATGTCATTCACGTGAGATACTGGGATTGCTATCGCTTTGTGTCGTTCTCTGGTCATTGTCCTCTACTAATTCTTGTGGAGCAAAAAATTTCTCGAGACTTCCCGTACGTGGATTATAAGTTACCAAAAATACTATACAAATAATGAACGCCCACACGAGCCAATGCATTTTCTAATTTTAGAACAGAGTTTATCTGCGTTTAGTTGGCGTAGAGCAGCGAGCCGAGACCGTTCTGGATGCGGAACACGTTGTAGTTGACTGCGTACAGGTACTGCGTGGGGTAGTTGATGCTGGTGCTTGCCAGACCCTGGATGCCGTTGGGCAGGGTTGAAGGCACAACCAGGCGGAAATTGTCAAGGCGGGAGAAGTTGAGGGTGCCTGTGGGCTGGAGCTTGGAGGTGTCCAGGCAGTAAGAAATGATTGCCACGTTGGCAGTGGCGTTGTTGTGGATGTAGCCCCAAGGGGTGTTGTAGTACTGGGGAAGATCCACCCAGTGGTACATGTGGCGGGAGTCCCCGACATCCACGCCGTTCACCTGCGTCTTGAGCTGGTAGTTGGCAGCGGTCTCCGAGCCTGCACCGTTAGCGAAAATCTGGTTATAGTTCACACAGGGGAAGGCGATGAACTTGACTGGCTGAGCCAGTGCCAGCTCCTGGACGGGGTTGGTGCCCATGACGATGCGCTGCACCTGGGTGATCAGCAGATCCTGCTTCTCCTTGGCGAAAAAGTCACGCTCAGACTGATCCAGATACACGAAGTTGGACCATGCCTGGTACTGCACCTGGGAATAGGAAGTGTTGGTGTTTGAAGTACCTGTGAAGAAGGCGATGGTTGTGCCAGCCAGAACTGGTCCAGTTCGCTGGGAGGGGTAAGTCACGGTCACGTTGCTGTTTGCAATGTTGGATGTGCTTGACACGAACACTGGTCCAGCCCATGGCACACCTGCCACGTACTGACCAACTGCCAGGGAACCGGTGCCGTTGAAGCTTGAAATTTCGGTCAAAGTGATGTCCTTCGTGGTGGATAGTGCGGTACCGGCTGCAATTGCAACAGATAACTCAGCGGAAACCACTGGGGCATAGGCTCTCAGTGCGCCGCCGATAGATGTGCTGAAGATGGAAGTAGCGTTGATAATACCCGTGTTGGAACCGGCGATGATGATGTTTGAAAATGCAATATTAGAAGTGAGAGTGGGTGTTGTATTGGCAGAGAACCCCTGGATGACCACCACATTCGCCTGCAGGTTGGAAGTGGCTGATGTCAGAAGCATACCTGGGAACAGGGGACCAGTGGTCTGGGACACAACCAGGTTGGCTGTGTTGGAAAATGCCAAGGTTCCCTGGCTCACGCTGAAAACATTGATGGATCCGTTGGGGACAGACAGGACTGGGTAACTGGTAGGACCGATGGTGATGTTCTGGGTCAGGTAGGGAGACCAGGTGATGCGCAGCTCCACGTCGTGGAACTGGAGACCGATCAGGGGCAGAGCCACAGACCACTCCTTGCAGAAGAAGAACTTAAGGGGGAAGAAGGAGTTCTTCTGGTTGTTCAGAGTGGTGCTGGTCGAGTTCAGGTAACGCTCGGAATAGGTGCGAGCACCCACAATTGGCTCGATATCGGACATGTATTCAAAGTCATGGGTGTCCACAATCTGACCGCCGATGTAAAGCTCCACCTTGTCAATCACCTTGGACCAGTCCAGACCAACGATGCCTGCACCGTTGTTGTCACGGGCAGTCAGGTACACGTAGCTGAGCAGATCACCCTTCTTCTCGAAACGGATAGTGGAAATACCGTTGGCAATTGGTGCTCCCTGAATAACCTGGCGCTCCACAGAGCTTGAGTAATGAGTATAACGTTTGTAATTCGACCGGTAGAAAGATACCTCAGGCTTGCCTGTCAACCAAGCGTCCTGAGGTCCGACTGCTACGAGTTGAACGACACCTCCAGACATTTACTTTCTGTCTATATTTTTTTAATGGACTTCGCGACGGGATTTAACATTTCGCAGACACTTGAGGAGGAGGACGTGCCAATGAATAAGCCAATGGATTCTTTTCAAGCTGCTGAATAGCTATATCCAAAAAGCTCGAAGATGCACGTGGATTGGGGTTTGATTTTTGCTCGTTGAGTGGATCATCATATTGAGGTGGCTGAGTTCCACGACCCTGGTTTGAGCCAGTTGTACCCATGGATGGCACTGGGAGAATTTCAGCCTCTGGACGAAGCTGAGTTGCTGCGCCCACCTGGTTCACTGGATCGTTGCGAACGTTCATACGACCGCCGTTTCCTGCACGGTCTGGCTTGGAACGATCTCCACTTGTGCGAGTAAGTGTCTTGTCAGTATAAGAAGTTTTACCTCCGGCGTATGGCTGTTGCACGAAATAGCTTGGGGGACCCTCGGAAAGAGTGTCTGTGCGAAGCCCGGTCTCTTGACGCCGAGTCGTTTTACGGGTCTTGAGATTATCAGGGCGCCCTTCTGGGGCAACCATAGCACCCTGGGCGCCGCCACCTCCAAAAGCACCTGGTGCGCGGTACACCGTCTTTGACTGCGAAGCGTTGTGTGTAATCTCGCCCATCCCACCGGCACCACCACTTGGCACGACGGCGCTGGGTGGTCCTGGGCGACCCTCGATTGTTGTAAGTTTCTCCTCATTAATGTTGTTTGGAAGAGCGCGGAAGTAGTCGTGGAAACCACCAGCCGCTTTAACGTTAGGTCCAACACCCAGACCTGGTCCCACTGTATTGGGAGACTCAAGTGGGTTCACATTGTTCATTTTGTTCGTGACGTACTGGCGGTTGTACATGTCATAAACGGGCTGACCAAATGGAAACCGACCATTCGTTTGGGTCATATCCTGAAGATTTGGAACAGCCTCCTTGGGCTGAAGACGCCAGTCTCCGACACGGCGACCGACGTCGGGGGTCGTGTTCATAAAGTCGGTATAATCCTTGGAATGATTACGGCTATTCCCCATCAAATCTATATCCCGGCGAGTAAGAGGTTTCGTGGTTGCAGGGAGAGGTTTACGACCTGACTCTGGGCTTTCACTGCGCCCATCTGCAAGTCGCTTTCCGGCAAACACAAGACCGACCACAGCTGCAATTGCCAGTGGGTCCATTATTATTAATAAGATATCTTTTTTAGCGACTAAAAGTTTTCGTTTTTTTGCTGTTATAACGCTCATCGAATCGCTCATTCTGGATGTCGGCAAAAGTGGTAATTGGATTCCACATCAACACGCGCAGAGGCAAGTTTACGTATGTGTTGGGGAAGTCGTATGGCTTCTCTGACCAACCCTTGGTCCAGGCGGAGGTGCCCCGCGCACGAAGCATGCTCTCGACATCGGTCTTGTCTGCCAGGACAACCTGGGCGGGACCGATCCAAATGCCCTTCTGAAGAATATTTTTGCTATTGTCCAAAGTTGGCATTTTATTAATACTTGCTTACATTTTTATCTATCTACCGTTTCCTGCACGCATTTGAGGTCTTTCTGGGAAGGCAGAGTAGAACCGGTCTGGATCGCAAGCAGCGCCGCCCTGGTCGTGACACTTTGGTGCAAACGGTTTGCCGAATGCTCCATATGCGAAAGCTGTTTGGTCGTTGGGAATGGTACTTGAGGCTACAGTGTAGAAATTGCGCTCGGCATCACGCTGACGCTCAAATGGGTGAATCTGACTCCAGGCAGCCTGTACCTCTGTGCGCATGCTTGGGTACCATGCAGCGGCTGGTCGGTCGGGTGCATCTACATAATCGCTCAGAAGAACGTTGCCCATGGGATTGTCAAGTGTTGGGAGAGTCACAGAGCCGCGAAGAGGACCAGGAACGCGACCGTCGGCAGAGGATGGGCGCAATTTTCCATCAGAAATCATATTCATGGTCATGAGGTAGTACAGGATTGCAAGTGCGAGAATACAAAGGGCAAAAACACGTACATCACGGTTAATCAGGTAAATGAGGCAGGTGGCGTACAGGATGAAACGAGTCGTCGATGCGACGCGCTCGCGCGCCGTCTGGGAGGCGGTCGGCCAGAAATTTAAAAGCTCGCTAGTTTTGAAAATCTCCTTTGGATCCATGCTGTAATTTAGTAAGATTTGTTTTTAGTCCAGACGGGAACTGAAAGTTCCCTGTCCGTCGGAGCCTGGATCTGAGTCCAGGGAACTTTCAGTTCCGTCGACTCGTCTCTAGTCCAGTCCCATATAGTCCTTCTTAATCGCCTTGCGCTGGGGGGGCGCACCTGGAAGTCCTGGGAATCCCCCACCTGACATGAGCTTACTCATCATTCTCTGAGCTGCAGCCATGATGTTTGCCTCGTCGAGCTCACCACCAGACTCCTTGAGTCCCTTGGCGCAATTCTCCGCCTCTGACTCGATCAAATTCATAAACTGAGGTGGAATCATCTGGAGAGTCACTCCAAAACCGTACAGAGAACTCAGGTACTGCCAGATCGCCTGACGCGTCGCATCTGACACGTCATCCTTCTTCCAAATCTCGTGCATATTTAGGTTTGCGACAAACTCATTCTCTTCGCAAAAAAACTTGGAATCCTTCTCCATAATCTGCTGAGCCCATGGACTCAGCTTGTTCATCACCTTTTTGTACGTCTTCTCATCCTTTTGTTTCTTGAGCATCTTTGCAATTGCGGGCTCCTCGGGGAAGGTCTGAGCAAGCTCACCGAGAAACTGGGTGTACATTTCATTAAATGCTGAGTACGACGCCATTAATACTTAAAAGACGTATTATTTTTAAGTATACACTGATCATAATTACTGAAAATTGGTTTTTTAATACGGTTCCTTTGTTACCTGTCCGTTAGAACCCTGTCCCTGGCTCACGATGAAAAACACCAAAAGACCTACGAGAAAAGCCGGCTTGAAATATTCAGAATTCTTAATTTTCGCATCTCCATTCATCTTGGAACGAATGAAAATATAACCCATCGTAATTGCTGCTGCTATGATTGCGGCAGTTGAAGGTTCCTGGAAATACTGTTCCATTTTACTAATAGACTTAAATATTAGATTTGAGGGATTTTCTTCACATCCACATCATCTGGGGCATCGTCAAAGAGATTCTGTTCCTGGGTAGGAACTGGGGTACCGCCTGGAACGGAAGGAGGTGTCAATGAGTTATTGACCGTAACTGTCTCACTCCCCCCTGGAGTTTGACCAAATTGCATGTTGTTCATTGGAAGACCCTCGACGGGGTCGACTGGTTCCTCGTTAAGTGGCGCGTCAAGTTCCTCCTGCTCCTCTTCTTCCTCGTCAAAGTTCATACCCTCGTCGCCTGTTGGCATACTCAGATACGTGTCCAAAATTTCAGACATTGGCACAAGCTGCTCGATGATTTCACATATGTGGTGGACGAAACGCTTGTGAAGCTCCTTCTTTCTGTGCTCATCCGAGTGGTTCTTGTTGACGATGATATCAGGATCCTCGTAAATATCCTTGGCACACGCCTCGTAGACTCGCTGAACAAACACGTCATTTGCTGGGAGCTTGATTGAAATCTTCTTTGACTTTTTATCAGTGCGAATTGCACTCAAAATCTTGACGTGAATTACAAAGACGGCGGCGAGTAGCTTGGGAAACATGGGGTTGCCCTTGATGATAGACTCTGTATTTCGGTTTGAAATTGAAGAATTCCAAGTCTTGACATCACGGAGGAGTTGCTGGAAAACTTGTACGGTGTTTTTACCTTTTGACTCCTTCTGAGCTTCCAGCCAAATTTCCCAAAATGCTTCAATCATGGATGGGGTCATAGAATCACATAGTTTTTTGGTAAAACGACGCTCGGATTCACTGATAAGGTCCATAGTTATTAGATGTAAAGGACTTATTTTCAGCTTAAAAACAGCACCCGTGATTTGTTCAATGGGCTGGGGCGTTTGCTTCGGTCTCGACCAGAACGGTTACGTGTACTGTGCCGACGGGTGCAATTGGCGCTCACACGCAGGGGATTATGCCGATTACCCAGAGTGGCCTTCGGCGCGTCAGGCTGTCCTCGAGTACTTTCAAGGTGATGCGATCCGAGAGCTCGACATGGTCCGAGACGAATGCCCAGGAACTGCTGCGGGGCTGAAGGAGGCGTGCGAGGAGCACATGGTCGATGCCCTGCGTCAATACAGACGTCTGATCGACATGAAAAAGATTCGCCTGCACGAGGCGAAGATGACTGAGCTCGAGGGATATCTTGAGCACAACAAGATTGCGCTCGAGCGGAGCCTTGACGACTACAAGTTGGCAAAGGAGGCGTGGAAAAATTATCAGAAGAGCCCGCCCAAGGCGAAGGCGTCCAAGACGCGAGCTGACGAACTTCGGCAGTTTATGGCTCCGTACCGCATCGAGCTCGAGATGGAGGAGGCGGCGGAGGAGTGCGATCGGCTCAAGACGGCGAAGATTAGGGGGACGCGAATGCTCAACCGCGAGAAGAAGTTTTCACTTCTTTCGTAATTTACTCGCCATCTTCTGCAAATTCACGAGGCTGGGGAGTTCCACCTCCTCCACCTCCTCTGGAAGCATCTGGTGTATGGGAGGTTTCTTCCACCACACCTTTATGTCCAGGGGACCTATGAGATTTATAATGTACCCCAGACGATGAAGCTGTCGACACATGTACCGTACAGTCGTGGGGAGATCGTGTCTTGGAAAACCAATCAAAAATACAGGAACTGTCAGGACACACTCCTTCTGACCGAGCTGTACTGAAGTTTTAATTTTCCTACAAAATTGCTCGAGAAGAGCTTTATAAAACTCCTTTCGGGCACTTTTACGAGAATTCTCCATTTTCGCAATGTCTTGGGCAGACACTGACATCTAATTTTAGTTTAGAATTAGGAACGAGTCCCCAGGCGCATGTCAGTCACCACAGGCGTCTCTGGGCGAGTTGCCAAAAGTGCCTTCAGTTGAGCGGCGGAACTGTTATCGATATCTTTATAGGGTTTGTACTTGTCAGGCTGGTATCCAGTACTCAAGTCTTCTTTTGCAGACTCTGACATGTTTATGATTTCAACATTTCCATCTTCACCGATCTTTGATACGACATCGTACTGGGATCCAAGGAACTTGCGGGTATTGTAAAACATGAATCGGCTCGCATAAGAACCGTCAGCCTGGAGATTAACGAAAAGTGTCTCGAGGGGGTGCTCATCTGGTTTGGTCTGTTGGACCTTTTCGATGATTGCCTGAATCACATCAGGTGAGATGGGAGAATTTCCGTCAGCTGCCATTGGGGCAACGTACCCAGACAGATTGACACGGCTGTTCCATACCAGGAAGACCACAATAATCACAAGCAGTAGGATCATAATGTCTTTCATTATTAATAGACTGCGAAATTCTTCTGTTCAAAAAAAGTCAACTAATTCAAATGGCCTTGCTGGTCTATTCCGACAAGTGTAAATTTTCGAGTCAAATTATAGAATATATTAAGACTCAGCCTTCTCTGAATGAGATTATTCGGTACCATAATATAACAACCCTCGGTGTTCCATCGAAGAAGATTACTATGGTACCCACTATCGTGACCAACGAGGGGGTCATGAAAGTCGGTGGCGACATCAAGCCCTGGCTCGAGTCTATGATTCCGTTCGAGTTTGAATCATGGTATCCTAATTCAATCTCCTGTACAAATATAGACGGCACTGAAACGCCATCCCTTTTTGAATTTGATAAATTTGGGCAGCAGCTTCAACCAGAGATTACCCCTGAACTGGAAGCTAAAATTTCCACAGATATAGCAGATGCTATGCAAAAAATCAGAAGTTCAGCCACTTAGAGGAAAAAAACGCACACTTACTAATGCATCTAAAGACTATCCAAGCTTCGGCTCTCAAGTCAGTTTTTGAAGTGCTGAAGGATATCATCAATGATGTGAATGTGTATTTTACAGAAAAGGGTGTTCACGTTTTGACTCTTGACACTGCCCGAGTTACCCTTGTGCATATGGTCTTAGGGGCTGAGAATTTTGAGGAGTATGAATGTACTGGTGATATCATCGCAGGTTTGAACATGGCAAATGTTTATAAACTTCTCAAGGCTATCACGAGTCAGGACACATTGACCATGTCAATTACTGGTCGAGACTATATGGATATCACCATAGAAAACATAGCCAAGAAATCATTTACTAATTTTAAACTAAAATTGCTTGACATTAACGAGGACATACTGGATCTCCCGGATATTCATATGAACTTGGTGACAACCATGCCATCGATTGACTTTCAGAGATATACCCGGGATATGGGTAATCTTTCAAATGAAATTAAAATTTTCCGTCACGGACACAATCTGGAGTTGAGTTGTGTAGGAGATTTTGCAAATCAAAAAACTGATATCGAGTGCGCGGACAAGGGTCCTGACGAGCGAGTCGGTGGTTGCTTCAGTCTCAAGTACATCAACCTTTTTACAAAGGCGACAAACATGTGTTCCAGTATTCAAATTATGCAGGACTCAACGAACGATAATATGCCAATCGTTTTCAGGTATACAATAGCAAATCTCGGTGATTTGAAATTTTATTTGGCTCCAAAAATTGATTAGTTAAGAATTATTATAGTTTTTGATTTAATGGAAGCAAGGTACGATGAAAGGATACGAAATTGTAAAACCCAAGATGAGTTGGCAGAGTATTTACTCATGTGCGTTCCCGTTATCCGTGAATACACAGAGTCGAGCGTTATATCATTCACTACCAGGACTGTCGCAAACATGCAGATTGCGTCGAGAAAAGGTATACAGAGAAATGATATTTACAAGAAATATTTAAAGGAGGTTGAGGATCAAGATCAATGTCATGCGAAAAAGTGCGAGATAGACGTGGACCCGTGTAAAAACTGCGGAAAGACGTTTACAAAGATGCACGATGAACAACTAAGCGACATGATATGTACAGAGTGTGGATACACGGAATACTATCTATCAGAAGAGCTTGGGTTCAAGGAGGAACAGGAGATTGAGAAGAATGTCGTGTATTCCTACAAACGTGAGAATCATTTTAACGAATGGATTTCACAGTTTCAGGCGAAGGAATCTACGAGTGTTCCCGAGGATGTCATAGGGCAACTCAGGACTGAATTTAGGAAGATGAAGATTAAGAATTTAGATGAGATTACTCACGAAAAGGTGCGAGTCTTGTTGAAGAAGATTGACAAGAACAAGTACTATGAACACGCACCCTATATTGCAACAATCCTAGGCGGTATCACTCCTCCAACGATGGACCAACCACTTGAAGACAAGCTCCGTCTCATGTTTCACAAGATTCAAGCACCGTTCGAGAAGCATAAACCTGCGGCACGTAAAAACTTTTTGAGTTATTCATATGTTCTTTATAAAATGTGTGAATTGCTCGAGGAAGACAAATATCTTCCATGTTTCCCCTTGCTCAAGTCAAAGGAGAAACTGTATATTCAGGATCAGATATGGAAGAAAATATGCGATGAACTCGAGTGGGAGTTTATTAAGACAATTTAATTTAATTTTGGATCAAAATTGATTCAATTTCGGGAGTGCGCGCCAGCCCCAAGGGGAAGTTGATGAGTATCCCTTTTTGGATACCCAGGAGTTTCATGTAATTTTGAATTTGAGTTCGAAATTGATCAGTAAGGCGTGAGACTGACTTGAGTTCTATGACAGTGTCACCCACTATGAGGTCAGCCCTGACGTGACCCACATTTTGACCCTCATAAGATACGGGAATGATTCTTTCCGTCTCGTATGAAATGCCGCGCTTTCTCAGAGCCACCTCAAAGGCTGAGTGATACACAGACTCGCTGTACCCTGGACCAAGGGAAGACCATATGTCCTGGGCTGCAGAAAACACGATACGTCGTTGCTCCACAGATTCCATTAATAAATATAAAAATAATCTTTCTAAGTATTAAGGATGTCGGCAAGTCTCGGGAGGGCTTTACGATCGGTAACCAGAAGAACTGGATCAGCATCCGTACCTCGAACCTCTCTTAATAATGCCGAACGCGAAAAAATCAATGCAATCTTGTTGGCTATGATTCCAGAAAATGTGAAGAGGTATGGTATTGCAAATAGCCGTGGAGGTACTATTGGAAAGCGTAAAATTGTTAGATCTCGTCTTTCAAATATTTCCAATGAAGAAAAGAAACGTATATTGAATACTTACTATACACTTTCGCCTCTTAGACCTTCTAAAATTGCTCGAGCAGTCACCTATACTTTGAATAAGTTTAAAGTTTCTGCAGCTGCACCCGGACAAATGCTGAATGTGAAGCAGTTGGCTCAAATATTTTTGACAGAAGAACAAAAACCCGCCATCAAGAGACTTCTCGTTCAATCCGGGTACAGTAAGAATGAAGGAGAGGCAATAGCAAATGCAGCAAATAAAGTAATTTCAAATAAAGCTGGTAATAATAGACGTCAAGCTGCGACAAAACTTTCACATGTAGTTTTTGATTATTTGATGTTGCCCGGAAATTCAACTGCTCGAGGTGAAAATATTAAGGGGGGACTTTGGAATTTTGCAGTAGAAAAACTTGGAAATGAGAGATGGTTTAAAGTAGGTGTTAAATTTGCAAATGTGGCAAAGATGCATCCACGCAAGACAAAAGCAGGGGCGGCGTTGGCTGTGGCATATATAGGTCACGCAGTTGGAACAAAAGCCGTCGGGAATACGGTGCGTGTTGTCAAGGGTACAGCGCGCGCAACGAAACATGTTGTAACTCAACATCCACGAAAGATTGGTGCCGCAGTTGTACTTCTTATAGCACAAAAATTATGGAGTAAATTTAGAGGTCAACGCCGAAACAAAACCCCAAGCCCTGCACGTCCCAAGACCCCAAGCCCTACACGTCCCAAGACCCCAAGCCCTACACGTCCCAAGACCCCAAGCCCGAGCCCCCGGAGACTTTCACCTGTTCAATCATACTCATCTAATTCAAACTCTGGAAATTTGTTCCTTGCTCGCGCTCATTAGAGCATCAGCCTCAAAGTCGTAGCTCCGTAATTCACGAGCTTAGCAGGGGTCGAACGCTCGAGACCACGTACCCGCAGTTCCTCCCGGACAATACCAGCTACATTTTCAGCCGCGAAATAATTCAAGCTCGAAACGAGCCATGCAATCATGGTGATGATACCAGTCCTGACCATCTCTGCATTCGCCGAAGTTCTTCCAGATATACGTCCGAAACGAGAGTTGTTATATTTATGAATTTTGTTTATAAAATTAGAAGTGCGTGCCCCTCCTCGATAACTCACAGTGAATGCTACAGTTCCAACTGCCAGGTTTGCAACATTGGGACGCAAGGTGCCCGTCTGAAACTTACGGTGAAGAACAGCTACGATAGAGGAGGCTCCCGCCTCTATGACATCCTCATATCCTGCAAAGGATGACTGGACTATATTTTTGAATTTTAAAAAGGAATTAAGGGTCATCCGGCGCACCTTGAGTGCATCCCCGGCAGACATTCCCATGACATAGTTATTAAGATACAACAAAACCACAAGCGTGATAATCAGAGCAACAATACGGCGGACCTGCCCCTCACGAAGGCGAGGGCGCCCGTTGTTGTTCCGGTTGGGAGACCGGTTGGGGGACCGGTTCGGGGACCTATTCGGAGACCTCCGAGTGAGAGGTAGGGTGTTCATATACTATATACTTTGAAAAATTTTGGGACAGACCAATCATAAACATTTTCAGTTTATTCTCATTTGATGCATTAAAATCATATATGTCATCATCGGGAATATCTATGTCATGGGTTGGGACTGCATAGACGTGCCGCATTTTCATAGTAGAAAATAAAACACTGAGTGCGTAGCTCTTGAGATCCTTCACATCGGAGAGACGTCCCCACGCAATTCTGAGAGCTAACGTGTCTCTTCGGTCCACGAATGGACTTGCGGCAGTAGTTTCTACCGTCGCACCATCCACGTAATTATATCCATCACCGAGTTTTACGGGTGCGAATAAAAATGGAACAGCTATTGTGGCTGAAACAGCGTCGAGAACACTCATATTAGGTGTAGAATCTATATTAAAGTAAATGGTCTTCATGAAATCCACACAATATGCCGATATGTGAAGTTTCACTGGATTCAATTCGTAAAGTTCCTTGAATGTGAGGTCATCCTTTCCTGTAAATTTTTTACACATTTCTGCCAGAGCTTTTCGAATTTTTTTAGATGAAACAAGTCCGTAATTATTCAAAAGACTTTTAATATTTGGTTTCATTATGTCTCCGACTGGAACAGACAGTGAATAGTCGAGAATAGCTGGAATATTTCCATTTGAGAGTACGTAGGTAAAGGCTACCATACCACCTGCACTTGATCCTGAAATTTCCTCGAGACCCTCAAGTTGACCATCTTGTTTGAGTTTGGACAAGACTCCGAGGTACATGAAATACCCCATAGCCCCGGGACCTATAACGAGGTTTTTCACCATCTTCTATGAGTTCCGTTTAATAATATTCTGGAAACTGTCCGCGAAGTAATGCATAAAAAAGAGAAAATACAACGGCATGAATACCGACTGCGGTTTGTCCCGAAGTAATGCTTAAAATAACCCCTGGGGTCAGTGCCACAAACAGCACTCCTGGGACGATGATATCAGCGGTTGTCATATTGAATTTAAACACAAACTTGATAATCAGGTAATTAAATATGCAAAGAAGGAGGGCGTGCATGCACACCTGAACCAAAAGACCTGAACCGGGTGGGATTCCCACCAAGAGTCCAGGGCTTAAGATTGCAAACAAAAGTGCTGGTGTAAACACCTTTGGAGATGTAATATCAATCATTTATTATAGGTTTACATTAATATCGAACCACTTGTAGAAACTTTCAGGATCGACTCGTTCTTTTACAATTCGAACCCTCCTGAGTGATACCCATGCACGGATAGCATGTGGAGACGGATCTGCCGAGTAATAATGTTCTGGTTTCATCAAAAGTTCAACAAACTTTGTATAGTTGCAACTACTTTTGAGCATCAAATAGTTGTCAGCAACGTACTCGTTGAAGATGCTCCAACCGTCGTGAATCTCCTCTGAATACAAAGCTTCCCAATCTTCAGGGTCAAGTTCGTTGTCAAAATCATCTAAATCATCCGAATCCCACGACTGTTCAAAATTGTACGCATCGCGTGAGTATTCATCGTTGATACCCATTTCGTCTTATTGTAGTTACGTTCAGTCTCTCTAAGACAGGAGCTTACTGATACCAGATACGTTAACACCCGCAACTTCCTTGACGTCGACTGCGTCCTGGATGGCGTTGAAAGCTCCCTCGACCTGAACCTCGTTTCCACTAAAAAAGGTGGTCAAACCCCTCTTGATAACGTCTTTTGTGATACTACCCTTGACAGTTTTAAGCTTGAAATTAACCTTAACTTTGTCCTGGACATTCACGGTGTCAATTTTGTTCTCCCCCATGTGTTTAGTCACAAACTCGCGAAGCTCCTTTTCACGCTGATTGAGCGTTGAGAGATCTTTGCGAGCTGCGGCGAGCTGGGTCTTTATAGAGATCCACTCAGTCGTAGCATTTTTAAAGTCCATTTCTAATTAAAATGGTCTATTTTTTAAGCCTCTCGAAATTTACTGATATTCGCGCTCAATCTCAAACTTGGGGCGCATCACATCTGGGGGAATGGTGCTGAGGTTGAAGATGCTGACTGGGGTGCGGGGGTTCAGGGGCTCGCTGCGGAAGTCGCGGTTGGCGTTGCGCAGGACGCCGCCGATGGTCTCTGGGTAGCCGATCTGGCTGCGGGGGTCCAGGTAGTTCTGGTTACCCAGGATCTTGTCTGGGCTGAACTGACCAAAGTCCTCGGTGGCGACCACGTCGCGGGGGATCAGGCTGGCAGAGGACACTGAGCTGCCGCCGGCCGCACCTCCTGAGTAGGGAGAACCCATGCCGGTTTTAGATTGATTCTGAGCGGTGCCATCATTTATAGTGTTAAAGCCAAGTGGCTGAGCTGATGCATATGAGCTGGTGCGGCAAGTGGGGGCAAAAAGAAGCAGGAGGATGACTGCCGCCAGAACCATGATTGCCAGTCCCTTGCGATTCATTATTATAAGTTGGTGATATTTTTTTGGCTGGACTCAAAGTCTTTCAGTCCAGGTAGTCAGCTGGGTCCTCATCCTCCTCCTCGGCATCGTCGGCGAACAGGTACTCTTTGGGGAAAGTCGGCTTCGCGGCACCGCTGCGCACGCGCACCTGAACCACACGCCAGATGGGACCAAAGGACTTTTTCAGGAACCACAGACCTGAGAGCTCAAGAAGTACATCGCACTTTGAACCTGTCGCAACCTCCTGGAGATCGACCGAGTTCTTCTGGGTGTCGAAAGCCATGGTGACCACCTCACCCTTGACGGTTGCCAGTGATGCACTGAGGACGCCGTCCGTGACGCTCTCCTGGAAGGCGTTGGCGATCGTCTCGTCACTGAGCTCCTTGCCGAACCACTCAACCCGAGACTCCTTCGCCTGAGAGAGTAGCTCGTTATCAATAGTAGCAAACAATTTAGAGTCATCAATCTTGAAGTTGACTGACTTGGATGTCAGCAAGTCTTGTAGAATCACGCCATTCACCTGATGACGAGATCCATTAATCTTCAAAAAATAACGACCATCTGGAAGTTTTTGGGGCTTTCCGTACTCCATTGTATTATAAACAAAAATATTCTTTAATGTTAGATGAGCGCATGCAGTGCAGAATTTGTAAATTCAGGGTGTCAGTGTTTGACCGATCCCCTGGATATAACAACTTCAATTTGTGGGTACATAAACAGACAGAACGGTCTGGTGTATCCATGCAATCTCGGGTGCTGCATTCCCGCCTGTCAAAATGTCGGTCCGTACCCAATTTTCGGTGAAGACTTTCGTCCATCTGGGGGCGGCTCGTTGCCTCCAGGTTTCAATGTGAATTTACCACAGAGTGACAAACCTTCAGAAATAAAGGGGTCTGCGCCGTTTTTTAACCCACAGCCCGAAGACGAGAAGGTTTGGCAAATTTTTTTCAAAGGTTTCGTGATTTTGGTCATGATTCTACTCGCAGCAATAGCACTTAAAGCCCTGTCTCGTGTGTAGAGTATAAGATGGCTACCACCACCGATGCCCCCGTAACTCTCGACGCCCTGATGAAGGAGCTCAAGGCTGTGCGCAAGGAGATTCGCAAGATTCGCCAGCACATTGAGGACCCTACCGGTGAGAAGCAGGAGGCTCGCACCAAGAACAACGGTTTCAATAAGCCCCAGAAGGTGACGGATGCTCTGCGCACCTTCCTGAGCCTGGGTCCCGAGGATATGATCTCTCGCTCCCAGGTATCTAACCACATGAACAAGTACTTTGAGACGAACGGTCTGAAGGCGGGGCAGAAGATTAGCCTCGATGATAAGCTGAAGTCTCTGCTGGAGGTTCCAGAGGGTGTTCAGCTGACGTTCCTGAACCTGCAGCACTATCTGAGCAAGCACTACATCAAGGAGGAGATGGAGAAGAAGCCTCGTGCCAAGAAGGTTCCAGACACCCCAATCGTGGCAGCAACCTCAACCGATGCTGCCGCCCCAAAGGAGAAGAAGGTTCGCCCAAAGGTGGCAAAGCCGACGACTGCCTGAATCCGTTTGGCTTAAAACTAAACCTTGTGTGTAATATAACATAAACATGGAAACTATTCCCGGCTTGTCGCGTGAGATGCTAAATTCGCTCGTCGGAACAAAAATCAAAAATATGGAACTGTATCAACGGGCTTTCACTCACAAAAGCGCGTTGAAGCGGTACGCGGGTCTTACAGGTTCTTATGAAACTCTTGAATTTATGGGTGATTCTGTACTTGGATTCATCATAACAAAACACTTATTTGATCTTCACGAAAAGGAACAGGAGGGGTTCCTTACCAAGGCGCGAACCAAGATGGTCCGTGGTAAAACTCTTTGTGAAATTTCCAAAGTGCTTGGTCTTGATAAGCTTATTCTGATGGATGAAAAGGGTGAGCGAAATGGCTGGAACACGAATGAACACATCATGGAGGATGCATTTGAGGCAGTCGTGGGAGCCATCTACCTGGACCTCGGGATGATTCACGCCAAGAATTTCATCCTCAATTCATTCACAAAGGTTCAGACATCACTGGTTGATGATAACTACAAGGATCAACTTATGCGTTGGTGTCAGGCGCTCAAGTACGCCCTGCCTGATTACCGACTCGTGAGTCAGGTGAATGGGCAGTTTTTCATCACGGTGGTGGTGGATGGGATGGATTGTGGTTCTGGTTTCGCAACAACAAAAAAGCAAGCTGAGCAAAATGCTGCAGAGATTGTACTTAAGACTGATCCACGTTTTAAGAATAAGAAGATTCCCGTCAATGGACCGAGTACTGATTCGTGCGCGAGAACTCCTCGCGGCTGAGTACGCAGAACAAAGATCCCAGGAATGGTTAGATCTGCGTGATAATATGATTACGGCGAGTGATGTTGCGAGTGCAATTGGTGAAAACCATTATGAAAGTACTGATGCATTTATCAAAAAGAAAGTGCTTAAAACAAAATGGGCGGGAAATGCAGCCACGCAACACGGGACGCTCCTTGAGCCTTTTGTACGGGATTTGTACGATGAAATGACAGGGCGCAAGTCTCACGAAATTGGTCTCGTACAACACAGAACATATCCATGGCTTGGCGCATCACCTGACGGAGTCACAGAGGATGGTCTTCTCATAGAAATCAAGTGTCCTTTGACCCGTAAAATTGAGGCTAAAGTTCCTAAACATTACCTGCCCCAAGTTCAACTCCAACTGGAGATTACGGATCTGGAGGAGTGTGATTTCATTCAATTCAAGCCTCAAGTGGATGATAAACCCCAGGAGTTTGTCATCGTACGAGTCAAAAGGGATCGTGAGTGGTTTGCTACAAACCTCCCAGCAATGCAAAAAGCGTGGGACCGTATAGTTATTGGTCGGACCCACGGTCTGTGCGAGATTCGGGATGATGAACTACCTTCTCCGTGGGTTAGAGAAGAAATCTCCTATGATATTAAGGACGATGCCTTGCAAACACAAGAACAAGTTTCTGACGTGCAGGGATTGTAAGATGCAGTGCTGCGCTGGGTGCATCCGTTCGGAGGCTCACTCGTGTCCGATGTTGGAACAGCGCATTCTGGCTGCTCGGGAGGAACTCGCCAAGAAACTTCCCAAGGTGGAGGCTTTGAAAGTTGTGAAAATTTAATTAAGTCCTACGGACTTGGAACTATTTACTTGAGCTTCATCCGTCCAAAAAAATAAAACAGAATTACGGCAATCAAAAGAATCAAAAGAAGATTGATATCTTTTGAAGAGCCTGCCCCACCGACTGAGCACCCAGTTTCCCAACTCCATGGGAGCTGGGGGCGGCGCCACGTCACGAGCCCGTTTGAGTACTCAAACTTGCGCGCAGGAAATGGGCTATAAGGCGCAACACTGGGTGCTGCGGTCTTTAAGTACATATTTCCCGCTGTGTCCGTACTGTTCATGACTGGAATGACTGCATTCACCTGCATAGGGGTCTCATCGATGCCGGTAACGTATGAGCCATCCATAAAAAGGTCCTTTCGGAATCCATTTGAGTTGATTCCGAAATCACCAGTCCATGTAGTGGGATTGAACTTGTCAATCTGAAGACGGTCATCAATCATAAGAGTCGATGCCATTCTATTATTAAGTAGCTACATTTTCTTTGTAAGTTTTTGTTTTAATCTTCTGCCTGTGAAGTTCCCACATCTGATCCAGGTCGACGTTGAGCATATGAGCCAGCTGGAAGAGATAGCTGAAGACATCCCCCATTTCCATAGTAACGTCTGTACCCCTGTCCTTTTTGAGTCCGGTCTTTTTGTATATCCGCTGACTTTGTCTAATTGAAGATGCCAATTCTCCCATTTCTTCATTAAGCAACATCCAGACGACACTGACGTGCGCTTTGTCCCACCCTTTCTGTTTGCACATCGTAGCAGTTTCATCACGAAACCTATTCATTAATGATTTTATGCGTTGACTCTCTATCTGGTGTCCAGCTTCTGAAGAACCCCTCGAAACTTGAATACAATTAACACAGCAAAAAGCAGAAACCCAATTTCTGTACCAATCTTCCAGTTTTCAACCACATTGGGATTTTCAGTTCGTTTCTCCACCCATGGTTCTATGATTGCGTTGCTGAATAGACTGATACTGCGTTCAATTATAAAAAATATGAGAAAACCTATGATGATGTCATCAAGTGCGCGCATCTCTACTAAGTTTAAACATTATTCTTCATCGCCTGCATCATACGGTACACGGCATATATGCAAATTATACAATTAATAGTTCCTGAAATTCCGTTAAAAATCCACCCACACTTTGCCAGTTCTTCACCTACTGGCTTGTTTGCGCATGCTCCCATCTGTGAAACCCATGCTATGCACTGTACGATCCACTGCGCCACACACGAGGCGATGCAAATCATAAGAACATCAGAGAACGCCATTCCTAGAATATACCAAATTTAAAATTTGTTGGAAGCTTGTTACCATATGTACTTGTGTTGGTGGGTGCAGCCATAGGTACTGGGTTTGAGCTAATATCACGCAGATAGACGGCCTGTTGCAGCAAACCAGTTGAGATTGTGGGAAGTGCGCGCTTCACAACCTCGGCATTCATAGCGGAAACTTGCTGACGCACATTTGTGCTTGGATCTCTGACGAGATCTGTGTAAACCACACGCATCAGAGCTTGGAGGTCAGTATCATTTTGCTTGGAAATAGACAGCCCAGTCTTCGCCTTGATGCTCGAAATAATGTTCGAGTGGATTCCCCCTCGGTTAAACTCTGAAAAGAATGCATCACCCAGGGGCGTTCCGACCGAAAGACGGATTGGCTTGAGAGCATAAGTCTCCATTTACATATGCACATAAAAAAAACAAACGTGAAAATTACAATGAAGGTTGTCAAGCGTTCTGGTGATAATGTCGAGATGCTATTTGACAAAGTTACTCAGAGAATTTCAAAACTAAATCAAGCACCAGAATTCACACCTTTGAATGTCCAACCAGACAAGGTGGCTCAGAAGGTTTTCACGAGCATGTACGACGGCATCTCTACGAGTGAGATTGATAACCTCACAGCCGAGGTGGCAATCGGTATGATCACTGAGAACCCTGACTACGAGACTCTGGCGATGCGCGTGACCGTTTCAAACCTTCAGAAGACGTGCCCAAAGTCTTTCCAGGATTGTACTGATTTCCTGTACACCAAGGGTATCGTATCAGCCGAGTATTGTCAGAGTGTCCCACCCGACGTCGACTCGTGGATTGTTCCCGAGCGTGATTACCTCTTTGGATATTTCGGAATCAAGACCCTCCAAAAGGGCTACCTGAACACCAATGAAACTCCTCAATACCTTTTCATGCGCGTGTCCATCGGTATACACGGACTCGACTCCACCCGTGCCCGGGAGACGTATGACCTGATGAGCCAAAAGTTCTTCACGCACGCGACCCCGACTCTCTTCAACGCGGGGACGCCTCGCCCACAGATGTCAAGCTGTTTCCTAGTAGCCATGAAGGATGACTCGATTGAGGGCATCTACGACACGCTCAAGGAGTGCGCTCAAATTTCCAAGTGGTCTGGTGGTATCGGAATTCACTGCTCGAACATCCGAGCGAACGGTTCACCAATCAAGGGGACGAATGGCGTAGCTGACGGGATCGTGCCCATGCTTCGTGTGTTCAACAACACAGCCCGGTATGTGAATCAGGGTGGCGGGAAGCGAAAGGGATCCTTTGCAATCTACCTCGAGCCTTGGCACTCTGACATTATGGAGTTTCTGGAGTTGCGTTTGAATCAGGGGGACGATGAGATGCGCTGCCGAGACCTTTTCACGGCGATGTGGATCCCCGACCTCTTCATGCAAAAGGTTGAAAAGGACGAGGATTGGTATCTGATGTGCCCAAGCGAATCCCCTGGACTGCCTGATGTGTACGGCGAGGCTTTTAACGAATTGTACCGTATGTACGTGGCACAGGGGCGTTTCAAGCGACAAGTCAAGGCGCGCACAGTTTGGGACGCAATCCTGAAGAGCCAGGTGGAGACTGGAACCCCCTACATGTGCTACAAGGATGCCGCCAATGAAAAGTCAAACCAGAAGAATATCGGCGTCGTCAAGTCGAGCAATCTTTGTACCGAAATTATGGAAGTCAGTGGTCCAGATGAGACGGCTGTGTGCAACCTGGCGAGCATCTGCCTGCCTTCATTTGTGACGGGTCGTGAATTTGACTGTCAAAAACTCGCCCAAGTGACTCGAGTCATTACGCGTAACCTGAACCGGGTAATCGACAAGAATTATTATCCAAACGAGGCGGCTCGCAAGTCGAACATGCGTCACCGCCCTATCGGTATTGGGGTCCAAGGTCTCGCTGATGTTTTCATGATGCTCGGTCTTTCGTTCGATTCTGTCTCGGCTCGTGAGATTAACAAGGAAATCTTCTCCATCATATATTTTGCGGCTCTCGAAGAGTCGTGTCTGCTCGCAAAAGAGGAGGGACCTTATGAGACATTTAAGGGATCTCCCGCACACGACAAGAAGCTTCAGTTTGACCTGTGGGGCAAGACTGATCACGGTTTCGATGACCTCAAAGACCGTATTGTCAAGTGGGGTCTTCGCAACTCCCTGTTGATTGCGCCCATGCCTACCGCCTCAACAGCCCAGATTATGGGGAACAACGAGGCGTTTGAGCCGTACACGACCAACATCTACCTTCGCCGAACATTGGCAGGCGAGTTTGTCATGGTCAACAAGCACCTGGTCAGCGACTTGCAGAAGATTGGAAAGTGGGACAAGGACATCAAGACGGAGATTGTGCGCAACGGCGGATCTGTTCAAACGCTCGATATTCCCGACAACCTCAAAGAGATTTATCGCACCGTGTGGGAGATTTCTCAAAAGTCTATTATTGACATGAGCGCCGATCGAGGACCTTACATCGACCAGTCTCAATCGCTCAACATTTTCATGGAGAACCCCACACTGGCAAAGCTTTCGAGCATGCACATGTACGGCTGGAGTAAGGGGCTCAAGACGGGTATGTACTACCTGCGGACTCGCTCAAAGGCAAAGGCACAACAAGTGACGGTGCCCGTCGCGCAGAAGCCGACTCAGGAGCAGATCCTCGCGTGCTCGCGTGAAAACCCCGAGGCGTGTGTCATGTGCTCAGGTTAGACAGACTTGAAGTACCACGTCCCAAAAGGCATCATCTTGGCGCGGCGACCCTTGGAGGCCAAGATGCCCTTGCTACTACGGGAACCTGCCGGATAAAGCCTCATCTTTTTAGGCATCTTGCGCCTGCGGTTATATTCATTAATTAGGGCTCTTAAATGGGACTTTTGGTGAAGGGGCGTGGTTGATTTCTTTGCGATGATCTCGGCGGACCGAACCCATTCTTTCCCCAGACCTGCAGGAGTGGGACCTGGTGTCGGCAAGAGCAGGACCTTCATAAGGGTTACGGCTCCTCTGTAGGAAAATATCATGTTATTATTAACCAATACAAAATTATCACCGGTCAGGTGTTATTGGCAACTTAAAAATTAAAAAATTTAATTTAATATGTGGAAGAACCTTCCAACTGATCTTATTAGATGGATAATTGAACATTCAGAGCCGTCTATAGATGTTCAATTAGCATTCAAAATTCCTCCAAAAAAGATAAACGAGGCAAAGTCATTCCGTCTTTGGTGGCTCCTCAAATCTCATGATGGGATTATTTATAATATAGAATCAAAATCACTTCATATATTTCGCATCCCAGGGTTTCATATTATCCGGAGACCTATAGAACTCAGTTATCACACGGCAGGTCTACATGTATTTAACGATCGTGAAGAGGAGCACCTGTTGGAAATTACGGCTCCGTGTGGATGCTTCCAAGGAAAAACGTCAAGCCTTTCGTGGACTACAGAAATGCGCATCCTCCTGAGGGGCTCAAAACTTGCCTGATGCTGCCATTCGCATTAAATTATTGTATGCTTTTCTATTTTTTGATATAAATTCAGGTGTTCTTCCGGGTGATGGTCTTCTGGGAGAAGGTGTTTTATATTGTATTTCACTAATCCTGGGTTTCCCCCCAAGCCTGACGGCTATGCGTCCGCGCCATGAGTTGAACTTCCCCTCTTTATTGAAAACATTGGTTTCTTGCCTAAAATAATTATTCTTCTTTAATTCAATATTTGCAAGCACATTTTTCATAAATTTCGTCTTGTTATTTCTCTCCAAAATATTCATAATTTCATTTCTTAATTTAGAATACTTAGGCACTGACCCTGGTTTAAGGTAAAGTTTATTAGCCTGATTTATGAGAGATTTCAGGTGTGTATTGATGTTGACTGGTGGCTGGCGCCGCGCTACACTCTGACGCGCGACGCTCTGACGCACCCGCTGAATCTTGAGTTTCGCAGCTGCCCGACGAAGAGCCTCCCGCCCACGCCGAGCTGCATTAGCTTTTCTGGTAGCTCTGTGTCTCGCGAGAGTAGCAGGAGAATTGGGACCGCCTAGGGAAGCGAATAAAGATGCAACGCTTTCCAAACCAGATCGCATATTTACTTAAAAATATCAGACATTTTATTTATAATGGTATTCTGGAATGAAATTGATAGGATGAATATAGACTGGTCACAATTCGGGAAGGAGGAGGGGCGCTGGAAGTACAACCTCGGTTCGGGACCTATGCGTTTTCAGATACCACGCGGTAAGTGTACATGGGGAGTATCTGCTTACAAGTCTTTTCAGATTGATATTTCTGATCCAAAATTCATTGAGTGGTGGAAAGACCTCGAGTCTCAGATATGTCCCCAGGGTCCCTTCAATTCTAATATAAAATTGACAGATAACGGGGCGTCCCTACGCATCAAGGTGGATGATGCGACGTATATTTTTGATGAAAATTCAAAGCAGGTCACGCCCGTAGTTGAAGAGGGGCTCTTCAAGGGGCGTGATCTGTCCTGTTTGATTGATATCGAGTCTAATTATTTTTTCAGGGGATCTTGGGGACTTACCGTACGTGCTTATCAGGTGAAATATTACGGGGGACCTGAGGAGCCAAAACGAGAGGTTTTTGCTGAGGAGCCACCACTCAAAAAGGGAATCTGCGCATTTATTTAAACCCGCCGCCGACGACGGGGTGGGACGCGGTACCCACCCGACTTGGCTGCAACGTAACTAGTAGATGAACCGTAATAATAATTGGGTCTTACTGGAACAATACGCTTTCCGTTGTTCCTGTAGACTGCATTACGATTATTCACCGGTTTTAACCGGTTATTCATATTGTAAATAAAGAGAAGACCGCGGTTATTCTCGTAAATCCAGCGCTTATCGCGATTCAGTTTTTTAGTTTTAGTTACAGTTGAGTTTTTGGATTTTACTTTAAATAAAAGACGCAGTAAATTTTCTCTATTGCTCATTAATTTAAGGTGTGAAAATTATTTACTTGCTGTAGATTGCGCGCGCGCGAGTAAGCAGGGGTCCCTGGACCAGCGCAAAGCCCTTGATGCCCAGCTCCTTCTTCGCCTTCTGGACAGCCTTGATCCATGGGTTGGTCTTCGCATCCTTGGACTTTGCCTTGGACACAAGCTCACCTGACTTGCGGTCCTTCTTGAGGTCCTTCTTGGTAAGACCGCCTGCAGTCTCGGTAGCGTTTCCGTGGTACACTTGAGCGCGCGTGCCGACAGTCATTTTACTAAGTAATGATATTTTATTTACACAGCGAAAATCTTCTTCAAAGTTTGTACGTTAATCTTCGTCTTGGGGATGTTGGGGATGACAGTTTCGAGCCGCGGGTCGTTCAAAATCTCCGCGCAAATCTTCGCCTTGCCGTCCTGCAGATTCATGATGCTCATCTCGACGCTCGGGAGGCTGTCGTCGCCCGTGTACACCAGTCTCCGCACGATGACCGGCTTGAGCTGCCCAGTGCGATGCGCCCGCCCGATAGCCTGCAACTCCGTCGCAGGATTCCAGCTCGGGGTCGTGATATAGACGCGCGTCGCTTCTTGGAGGTTAAGACCCACACCGCCCGCCTTGATCTGGATAAGCAGAACTGAGTTTGACAAACCCGTCTTGAATTCAGCAATCCGCTTCTCCCGGTTTTCACCAGTTACCGAGCCGTCGATACGCATGACCGGCAGCTCGATATCACACAGCCTCTTGTGAATCTCATTCATCTCTCCGGTAAACTGGCAAAAGATGAGCGCCTTTTCCTTGGGATGGGTCTGGATAAGCTCCATGAGAGTCTCCATCTTTTTGGAGCGTCCTTCCCACAGGACCGGATCCGACTCTTCTTTGCGCGCCATGCCGTCCAGGTAAAGCTGCGGAAAGCACAGCACTTGCCGCACACGCAAAAGTGCCTCCAGAAGCTCCATCTGGCGGTAGTTCACATTCGCCATCCCTATGACGGACCGGACCACATCTTGACCGTAGCCAAACACCTCGGAATAAAGATCACGTTCCTCAGGGTACATCTCGAGCTCCAAATTCTCAAAGTCGCACTTGGGCAACTCCAGACGCTTATTGTGCTGAGCCAAATCCACCTTGGTGCGCCGCATAACATACTTCTTGCGGATATCCTCAGTGTAGCCCTGCACATAATCACGTGGAATTCCCAGCCAAGCCGCCAGCGTCACAAAGTCGCGCATAGAATTGAAGACGGGTGTGCCGGTCAAGATCCAGCGAATATCAGACTGCAAAATCTTGCAGACGATGTAGGTCTTACTCTTGGGGTTGCGAATCTCGTGACCTTCATCAAGGATAACGCGGTCCCATTTCACTCGCGTCAGAGGACAGATCTCCCGAGGGAGTACCGAATAAGGAGCCACAATGATATTAGGAAACGGCTTAGAGGAGTCAGGCATTTCCCGCTTGTTACCGTTGTACGTATAGACAGTCAGGCTCGGCGCGAAGCGCTGAATTTCAGAAACCCACTGACCGACGATTGACTTTGGCACCACGATAAGAGTCTTTGGGCGGAGATTGATGAGCATTGTGGCGATAATTTGGACCGTCTTTCCCAGACCCATCTCATCGCACAAAAAGCCGCCAGGATAATCAGGCGCAGTCTCGCGCGCCGTCATCCACTTGACTCCATCGTGCTGGTAAGGCGAAATCAGACGAGTTTTGAGCAGTTTGGACATTTTGGTTGTTTGATTCTCTGGGGTGGGCTCGAACCCAGCTGACGACATGACACGAAATTTTCCGGGGTCTCCAAATTTTGTCTTGGTCTGTAATAGTAATGAGCGTGAGGAGACACAATTTGTGGACTCAGGCTTTATCATCGGCTGGACCATCCAGAAGAAATGCTCTCGCGAATCAGGTGGCTCTCGCAGCTGCATCAAATCAGCAAGCAGCAAAACTTGCGTCTGAAATGGAAGCGACAAAACTTGCACAGGCAATCATGGGTCTCATCAAAAAGGGCATCAAGCCAAGTGAACAAGTGACCGAGGCTGCAATAACCACCCTTTCGCAGTCTAACAACAAGAGCGCAGTGGTTCAAAAAGTGCTTGATATCTTGGCTCAGTCTCTCAAGGGACCGCCGCGCTTTGTCAGTAAGGAGTCAGGTGGTAACAAAAATGTACCGATGACTACCCTTGCACCCAAGTACTTGAACAAGAAACTTTCAAACTCTATTTTGGCAATTATCAAGGGTCAGGTGCACCCAAAGACTGTGAATGATATTTTAACAAAGTCTCCACAGAATAAAATAACTTCTGCAGTTGAAGCCGTTGGTGCCGCTGCTGCCGCTGGTCACGCACCCAACAAGATTAACGCAGTTGTTCAGGATTCATCATCAAGAAATTTAGTAAACAAATTGGTGGCTCTCATCACCACGCCTATCACCACTGGACCTTTGAAGCCAGGAAACACCACTGAACCTTTGAAGCCAGCAAACACCACTGGACCTTTGATGCAGGCAGAGGGACGCGCAGGTTTTGGAGGGTTTTTCAGCAAACTCTTTGGGGGTCGCCTTAAATTCCCAGTACTTGGATCATTCGTGCTTGATCCATCCAGTTACCTTCCTCAGTTTATCAACGGTGTCGCTGTTCAGTATTCATCTGCCAAGGGATATTTCATAGATGTTCGTGGAAAAATTGTACGTGTTTTCCATCGCGGAAACAAGCTCGTCTCGCAAGAAGGTGAGGTGGCTGAACCAGCATCTGCAAATCAAAATGCAAAGAACAAAATTGCTCAACTTTTACAAGCACTCAGTGCGCTTTCAGAGGCGACAAAGAAGGCGGCAGCTGATTATTTGAAGGCGGTTCGTGAGGCTCAGTCGGCTTCGAACGCAAACAAGGCGAACAAGGCGGCTGCTGCTGCCAAGGCGCGTCTCGAAGCTATTGAGGCTGAGAAAAAGGCTATTGCAGCTTTCGCCGAACTCACGGCACTTTACAAGACTTTGTTCAAGGTGAATGGAACTCAATCAAATGTCAACATAAACTCGAATGAAGTTTTCAATGAGCTTTATTCGACCAGATTTTCGAAGATGTCTTCAACTGCTCGGACACGCAAATTGGCTGAACTTTTGAAAAAGTATCCACCAGGGTCCAAGGCGCGTGACATTGTAAAGACTCGTACACTCGAGGAGATTCGGAATGCTGGGCAGAACCGTAATGCTGCCGTGGCACAGCGTCGTCTTCAGAATTTGCGCACAAATATTCGACCTGCCCTGAGTCTGTTGTACAACCGGAACCTCACGCGTGCTCTGGGAGTCGAGGGGAATCGCGCTGTTCAAAACTTGCGAGTAAACAATAGAACTCCCCGAAGCGAGTACGGTCGGCGTGGGAACGAGTACGGTCGGCGAGGGAACGAGTACGGTCGGCGTGGGAAGTACGGGAACGAGTACGGTCGGCGTGGGATGTACAGGAACGAGGGACGACGGAGCTACGGGAACGAGTACGGTCGGCGTGAGATGTACGGGAACGAGGGACGACGGTATAACGGGAACGAGGGGGTGCGTCGGAGGCGCCCAGAGGGACCTTCTGAGTACTCTAACGCAGCTGCAGCCGCTCTCCCAATGAACCAGAAGAATGCCATCACAAACGCAGGAGGTGTAAGAACAGCCATGAATACCGTTGCAAGTGTGCCTGGTGGGGCGACTGAGGTTGCAAAGGCGGCAGAGGCACTTAATGAGACGAATGGAAATGCCACTAAAGCCGTGAATATCAAGGGTGCAAGTCCTACCGCAGTTCAGGCTGTTCAGAAACTCGGTGGTCCAAATAACGCCGTGTATGTTCTTCACGGACTGAATACACTGTCCCAGAAGCCCTCCACTATCCGACGCAAAGCGGCAGCTCCTGCCTCTCAAAAGAGAAGAAAGCCTCTCAAGATTCGGGTCGCAGAGCTGAACCGTGTGATTAACGCAGTCAAGAAACAGAAACTGATTTCTCTGGTGGCACACAACGTTACCAAGACGCACAATATCCACCCCAACGACGAGAAGAAGAAAAAGTATTACAGGAAGATTATCAAGGCTAATATTCTCAGAACAAAGTTTGCCAAGATTGTGAAGAAAGCTGCTAAGAAATAAATTAAAGTACTATATTAATGGGCTCTGGATCTTCCGGACCTGTTGGACCTATTGGACCCCCCGGACCTGCTGGACCTGCTGGACTCGCAGGAATTGCCGGTGCAATCGGACCTCCAGGAACTGCTGGTCCTCCCGGACCTCCAGGAACTGCTGGTCCTCCCGGACCTCCCGGAACTGCTGGTCCTCCCGGACCTCCCGGAACTGCTGGTCCTCCCGGACCCCAAGGATATTCATCTGGATCTGCGGGATCTTCTATTAGCACCCAATCATCAATGTCAGAGGGACCATCTCAAAACGTAAGAAATATAACAGCTGCATTCGGAGGTATGGACATTTATGAACAAGCCGGACCCAACTGTGTAAAAGCTTTTACTATCTTGGTTCGTCAAATAGACGAAATGGGTCTCAAGGTTGTCCCAGAAAGTCAGCAGTGTCCTTCAGGGACTTATATGCCCGGTCCTGCTTTAAATGGATATAATGGGTGTTTTCCAAATGGCGTCAATGAGAGGCAATTTATGGAAAAAATTATGCCAGCTATGCAAAATGTTCAAAATTGTTCTAATCAAGGAGATAGGAGGTCTTACTTTACATCAAATCGCCCGGCAGCGTTTGCGCCCGAACCGTACGATCGGTGGCGTTAAAATTTTCGTGTCATGTCAAAGTTAGGGTTAAGGTTGAGTACACATAAACAAGACAACTACTATGGACACTTTCGACTACATTCGTTCTCTTTCAGAGATTCACAAGGGACTCACTGGACGGTCGGACGGTCTTCCAGATCCGTCATGGGTCCGGATCACGACAATCACCATGTGTTCTAAATTTCTGGAAGATATCGATCTTCCCAAGTTTCGCGAGAATTTCAAGAAACTTGAGACGGTTACTGTTCGGCGCAAGGGGTCCAAGTTTGGGGGATTTGAGTGGCGTATGTCTGACACTGCATTTTACAACCAAGTGACCATCGGGTACCGCGACGCATATTCTCGCAAGTCTATCAAGATATTCCCGAACGGGTCTATCCAGGTAGCTGGGTGCTCGGATCTCCTTGACTGTCGTAGAATATTGGGTCAGCTGTCCTTTATTTTGAAGGTTGTTCTCGGTCGTGATCATGACATCCCGGTGGATGAGGTATCAGTCAAGATGATCAACACTAATTTTTCTCTCAATTCTTCTGTCAACTTGAACAAGATTATCCATAAGCTGTCGCACCCTCCTTTTCGCGTCACCTACGACCCCGACCGGTACAGCGCAGTCAAGGTGAAGTTTGTTCCAGGACCAGATATGAAGCAGGTGACCGCCAGCATCTTCAGCACGGGCAAGATTATCGTGACCGGGGCGCAGACTCTACAGGAGATTGCTCAGGCATTTTCAATTTTAAACCAAAATTTGAGAGACCCAGACATCTATGTCAAGACGGTGAATGTGGCGGAGACTTTCGACACCATCCTGGGAGCCAAGTTCGAGGACTGGGTAGCAGTACTGGAGCGCACACAGGGAAATAAAATATAATGTAATCTCAAATGTCTACCCGTATTGGTATGGCTGATGGCCGTTGTCTCACGTCCTTCGACTCGACTAACATTGTAAATGATATCATCATGGCTAAGAATGGTATCGCGTACCAGGATAACTATGCGTACCGTCAGTTCCTCCAGGCTAAGGGTCCCGAGGCTTTTAACCTGCCCCTCCAGAACGCCGCGTGCCGCACAGGAAAGGTGGTTGTTCTCGTTGAGAATGAATAGTTAAGTCAGTTCCGTAGGAACTGTTCCGTGGGACGTACAGTCGCTGCGCGACTGGTTTAGTTAAGAACTTGGAAAGTAATATAAATATGAGCCGCATCGTCATAGATGGTAATATCGGTTCTGGCAAAACGACTCAACTCGATTTGCTAGAAAAGAAGGGATGGATAATCCAGAAGGAACCTTTGGACAAGTGGCCTCTCAAGGAGTTTTATGAAGATCAGAAACGGTGGGCATTTTACTTTCACATGGTTCTTCTCCAGACGCTCCAACCTATCGAGACGTCCAATCACGTCATTTACGAGCGATCTCTCTTGAGTTCCAGGTATGTGTTTTGGCCGGTCCTCATGAAAAACGGTACAGCGACTCGCATGGAAGACGACACATATTCCAAATTTTATGATAAATACGAATGGTTCCCAGACCTCTATATATTTTTGACTAAAACCCCCGAGAAATGCTACAAGCATATTCAGGCGAGGTGCCAGGCAGGCGACACGGGCGTCACTCTCCAGTATCTCAAAGACCTTCACGTTGAATATATGAATTTGATTAGAAATGCACCGTGTAAAGTCATTATTATCAACGCAGAGCGCTCTGTGGAAGAAATTCATGAGGAAATTTGTAAGCACCTATCAGTAAATGAATTGTTCGTCAATAACTCTTTCGGGAAAAAAGTGTATGAAAAAGGCTGTCGAGGACGGGAAGTGCACTGCACACCTTTCGCAAACATGTGCCGTCTGTCTTGAGGCGACCAAGCGGTCAGACAAAAAACTGAAATGCAAACATGTATTTCATTCGAAATGTATTATTAAATGGTTTGAGACGAGTATCGAGTGTCCCCAGTGTCGCATGGAACAGGATGATGATCCCATGATAGTATTTCGCAAAAATGTCGAGGATAATATGCGTGAGAAGTACCGTGACGCCATAAAGTCTCTTGAAGCCGAAGTTGCTCGGGCGAGGCGGCGTTAAGTTTCACACAGTTTAATACTTTGTTAAAATTAATGGCACGATGTGGGGCACAAACTTTATCAGGAGGGGAATGTCGACAAATTGTCAAGGAAGATGGGGTGCGATGCTTTCAGCACAGCGGACCCCAGTGTTCCGTGTGTCTCTCGTGTATGAGTAATCGACACAATATTCGCAAATTGGGGTGTGGTCATGAATTTCACACGAGGTGCCTCGAACGCTGGAAGTCCAGCTGCCGAGGTCCAGACCCAACATGTCCCATGTGCCGAGTACCCTTTGATGTGCCAACCTATAGATGCAGGCTCATCATCGAAAAAACGGGAGACGGAGCTCTTTCAATAACTGAATTTTTGAGTCAAAATGTAAATTCAATTATGGAAGGGTTTGGTTTAGATTTTCGTTCAATTTTACCAAATAATACTGGACGAATGTTAACTGATATTCATTTTGATATTGACCCCACTGAAGATCTCAGAACAATCTTAACAGAGCTTGGGTTGCCGACACCTTACCAAGACGATTAGCGTTGTTACCCGTCGTTGCCATTCCCCTCTTGACTATATACGCCGCACAAAACTTGGTATAATGAAAACCAGGTTTATAATTACGGTCGGCTTTACGAGGATCTGTTATTGTTTTTCCAGACGCATCAACAATCAGAGGTCCCCCAGCCCATCCCGTCTTGTGACTCCAGAGAGCCACTGGGAAATCCAAAACCTTGTCTTGAGGCAAACGCTCGGTTTTGTTATTTTTAACTTGTTTGTTCAAAACACGCAATTCTTCTTCGTCATTGGCAACGCGCCCGTCATTCTTATTAGAGCTAGTGGTCGCCTTTGTTAGCGCTGTCCGTATGACTGCCGGTGTGACGTGGAAAAACTTGGCAAGGGCTGGAAGCGTATCCCCAGGACGGGTTCTGTACCGAATCCCGCTAATCTCTTTGTACCAATGGAAATCACCCGTAGAGTTTCCAAAATTGTTCGATGGGGCTACGAAACACATCACCTTGTAGTATCCGGGGGGTGCCTTTGCATTTGGGTTTTTCAGTAATTTGACAGTGTCGGGGTTATCAGCCAGGACGCGTTTTGATATACCTTCACACGTTGTAAATTTCATATTATTTGAAGATATTTTCGCTTTTATACCAGGAACGCTCTTCTCAGTTCTCTTATCGGAGTATGATCCAAGAGCATAATCGTAACAGTTGTCGTGAACGACTCCCTTGGTTCCCCAGGGAGCCCACGTGTATTTGGGAGCAGAAGGGTTGCGTTTGCCTTTTCGGGTAACGTTCTTGACGGTGTCGTACCTTGGCAAGGCGGGCCAGTTAATCATAGGTATCCCATTCTTCAGCATGGCTTGTCGAATTTTTAAAATTCTTATTCCCTTCTCCAGCTTGGACTCTACCATCTTATTATTAGTTTCTTTTTTTTCTACATCTAATATAAGATGCTTTCTATCCTTGGTTCCAAGACTCGTGAGGAGCTCATCTATAACCTTATCGCCATCTCAGTGTGGATCGTGCTGATCACCTTCCTGCTGCGTTATCTGTGGAACGAGTCCCTGGTCAAGTACATCAGCATCCTCAAGCCAGTGGACACTCTGTGGCACACTTTCGTGCTCTCAGTTGCCCTGGCTATGTACAAGTTCTAAGTCTCAAGGCAATTGAGTTTTAGCAGGCGCGGGATAGCTGAGGTCAGGACCAAGCTCAGTGTATCCGTTCATAACCTGATTATTCAAAAGTAAAGTTGGAAAACCATCCACGAAATTAGGACACTGAGTCTTGGTGCAATCAACAAAATTATAAGGCATTCCTATCTTTGTCAAGTAGTCCTCCTGCTTGACACACCAGGGACACGTCTTTGATCCGTACACGATCAAGTTTCCTTTATCAGCAACTGCGCGATTATCTCCGCCAAACAATGACTGATTTTTCATCAGCAAAAGAACCAAAATCACAACAAGGAAAACAACGATCAATAGCTTCATTAGTATTACACTCTAAAAATTTTAGAGACGAGCGCCCTCTTGTTACTGATACCTGACACGTTGACTCGGCGCCGTCTCGCCAACTCTAAGAGGTAACTTATAGTTATAGCTGAGCCATTTGCATAAACCATGCGTCCACTGGGACCCTGAATCTTCAGTCGTCCTGATGCGGGACTTTTTTCGTAATTACTATTCAATTTTACGGGTGATATCCGACGATTCACCCTGACTATGGGTCGTGGAGGGGGTGCAGTGCGTTTCGCGACTACGACTGGTAAAAGCTTGCGTGGTTTGAAGAGTTTTTTACCGGTTGCAAGCCGACTGGGTGCGCTACCGCCCCGGAGTTTAGGAGTCGCCTTGCGTTTTTTAAGCGTCAGGCTTCTCACTCGGACCGGTGAAATTGTCTTGCGTTTAATGACTCTCATCTTGCGTAACCGGCTGCGAGCATTCATCAAATTGAGTTGTGTTATAGGATGCGATGTTATGTATCTATTGTGCAAAAGTTTGAAAAGTGAAGGAAGACCAGGATAGGTTTTGCCATATATGAGTCGCGATTCATTCACATATGCACTTTTTTCACCTCGGTATCCATCTGGCAAGGCTGCGTTCAAAAATGCCATGGTTTTTGGAAAGCGAGTTTGACCCTTATTATCCTTTATCCACATGAGCATATTATTCAGAAAAAGATGCTGGTCGTACCTAATGTCAGTTCTGGGACCAACACCCCAATATGACGCAGTTTTTGTTCTATTTGCCGTGTTGACGGCTGGATTGGTCCCGTTCTCTAAAAGGCGAGACCACCCAAAATCTCCAATTAGGAAACCTCTGTCCGCGACGAAAACATTTTTAATATGTAAATCATTGTGACGAAAATATGGATACTTTTTCTGAATCTTGTATAATGTTCTGAGAATGCTTGAAATAATATGACGCATGACACCATCATTCAGGGTTCTTTTCTTTGAGAGCCAGTCTGTAAGATCTCCACCGGAACAATACTCCATGTAAATTACAGACTGCTTTGATTTATTATAACTTCTTGAATTTTGTACATTAGGCATGTTAATCATATCAGAATTTATAAAATTTTTACATTTTATAAGCTTCATAATATTGACAACTCCATTGCGTGCAGCGTTGTAAGCAGCTTTTTGATTATTAAATTCAACTTCGGATGGCTGAGGTTCCCTGCGACTATTAGCTGCTAAATCAAATGGGACAATTTTCATAGCAAAAGGGTGAGAACCATTTGAACGTTCTGAAACGACAAAGACTATGCCTTGGCGACCCTTCCCGATGGGTCGGAGTTGCCTGGTTTTAAAACGCGCGTTGTAAAATTTTGTTCGATTGTTGCAATTGTTCATATCTATTACACTATTGAGATTTTATTTGTCTCTTGTTGAGTCCTACGGACTCGATGAGTAGTCTACTCGTCGTCAGTCTCGTACTCAACCTCGCCGTCGTCGGAGGCTGGGGGGTCGGCAGTCACCACGGGCTCGTCGGCAGATGGCAGGAAAGCGCAGGGCTTCAGCTTGGTCGTGGGGGCGAGCATCACCTGCATGACGCGGATAGATACGCCTACACCCAGAGGGCTTGCCCAAATGGAGCCGATATCGATGATTGCACTGACCGTCTGACCCTTTGCCAGATCAGTCAGAGGAACTACGGTGCGCTCGGCGTTGTACGCCTCGGTACCGAAAGAACCGTCGAAATTCGTCAGAACCTTGAGGTTCAGGGACGGCGAGTACCCCTCCTTGGCAGGCTTGATGATAGGCTTGTACTTGTCACCCTCAATCAGGACGGCACGGGACATCTTCTTGCCCAGAAGAGCCTCG